AACGACAGACACACAATCTATATTTAAGTGTGACAAGGTCGTCTTCTGCATTTACGATAAAATTTTAGTTACTTGTACTCTTCGCGAATTAGCTGTCCGTGTATCCACCATTGTTTCACCCCATCATGATATACAACAGCCGGTAAATCACCTTCCCGATGTCGTAGGCCATTTTTCCACCATTCCTTAACATCCTTACATACAACAGCTGGTAAATCACCTTCCCGATGTATTTTTCCGTTTCGGTACCATTCTTTCGTACCAGTATTAGACATAATTGCCGGTAAATCATTATCCCTGTGTCGTTCGTCATTTTTCCACCATTCTTTAGTTCCATTATCCCATATAACAGCAGGTAAATCACCATCCCTGTGTCGTTCTCCATTTTTCCACCACTCTTTAGTTCCATCCTCCCATTCAATAGCGGGTAAATCACCATCCCTATGTCGTTCTCCATTTTTCCACCACATTTTGCCACCGCCGTCAATATATTCTACAGCTGGCAAATCACCTCCTCGATGTGATTGTCCAAGAAAATACCAAAATTTATCTCCATTATTGGAAATAATAGCCGGTAAATCACCTTCCCTATGTAGATGTCCGTTTTTGTACCATTCTTTATCTCCATTTTCCCATATAACAGCTGGTAAATCATCATCCCTATGCTGTTTTCTATTTCTGTACCATTCTTTACAATCGTCTCTTTCTATAATCTTATAATCTGAATGACTTTTCCAGTAACTTAAGACTCGTTCTCGTTCCTTTTCCTGCAAAGGAAAGAGGTCTAAAACGTAAGTATCGGTATTTATATCTAAGAAACTACAAACGACAGATAGGCAATCTACATTTAAGTCGGACATTCTTGTCTTCTGCATTTTAAGATAAATATAATTATTTATATATTTATTTTCAATTTAAGGAAAATGGTTGAATAATAGCTGGTAAATCACCTTCTGTATAATATAGTTGTCCGTCTCGGTACCATTCTTTCTTACCTGTACTAGAGATAATTGCCGGTAAGTTACAATCACTGTATCTTTTACCATTTTTCCACCACTCTTTAGTTCCACTCTCCCATATAATAGCCGGTAAGTTACAATCACGGTGTCTTTTACCATTTTTCCACCACTCTTTAGTTCCATTCTCCCATATAATAGCCGGTAAATCACCATCCCTGTGTCGTTGTCCATCTTTATACCAAAATTCTGACCCATCACCATATATAACAGCTGGTAAATCGCATTCTCTGTGTATTTCTCCTATAAAATACCAGAATTTATCTCCATTAGGACACATAACCGCAGGTAAATCACCTTCCCGATGTCGTTCTCCGTTTCGGTACCAGAATTTATCACCATGCACGTGTTCGACAGCCGGTAAATCACCTTCCCGATGCAGTTTTCCAAGAAAATACCAGAATTTAGTTCCGTCTATACAGATAACAGCTGGTAAATCACCTTCCCGGTGTAATAAACCATTTCTGTGCCATTCTTTATAATCTTCATTTTCCTCTACTGTATAGTGTGAATGACTTTTCCAGTAATTTAGGACTCGTTCTGTCTCCTTTCCCTGTAAACGAAAAGCGTTTAACACATATTCATGTGTATTGATATCCAAGAAACTACAAATGACAGACACACAATCTACATTCAAGTTTGATAATGTCGTCTTCTGCATTTTGCAAAATAAATATATAAATTATATTTATTTTCAATTTTAGCTACTTGTTTTGTAGTTCTCCATTTTTCCACCACTCTTTAGTTCCACTCTCCCATATAACTGCATGCAAATCACCTTCCCTATGTCTTTTTCCAAGAAAATACCAGAATTTAGTTCCATCTGCATATTCAACAGCTGGTAAATCACCATCCCTATGTAGCTTTCCGTTTTTGTACCATTCTTTACTACCGTTACAATACACAATAGCAGGTAAATCTCCTTCCCTATGTAGTTCTCCATTTCGATACCATTCTTTTGTTCCATTCTCCCATATAACTGCATGCAAATCACCTTCCCTATGTCTTTTTCCAAGAAAATACCAGAATTTAGTTCCATCTGCATATTCAACAGCTGGTAAATCACCATCCCTATGTAGCTTTCCGTTTTTGTACCATTGTTTCACCCCGTCATGATATACAACAGCCGGTAAATCACCTTCCCTATGATATTTTCCATTTCGATACCAAAATTTATTACCGTTGTCATATTCAATCGCTGGTAAATCATCATCCCTATACAGTTCCCCATTTCTACGCCATTCTTTTCTATCTTTTCTTTCTACGATAGTATAGTGTGAATGACTTTTCCAGTAATTTAGGACTCGTTCTGTCTCTTTTCCCTGTAAACGAAAAGCGTCTAAGACATGTTCATGAGTGTTGATGTCTAGGAAACTACAAATGACCGAAACACAATCTACATTTAAGTCTGACATTGTTGTCGTCTGCATTTCTAAATAAATAAGAATAATATATTTATTTTTCAATTTTAGCTACTTTTCCATTTTTGTAGATTTCCATTTTTCCACCATTCTTTATACCCATCAACCCATATAACAGCTGGTAAATCACCTTCCCTGTGTAGGTGTCCGTTTTTGCGCCATTCTTTATTTCCAGTATAATATTCTATAGCCGGTAAATCACCTTCACGATGCAGTAGTCCATTTTTATACCATTCTTTCGTTCCATCAAACCATATAATAGCAGGTAAATCACCTTCTCTATGTCTTTTTCCAAGAAAATACCAGAATTTAGTTGCACTGTCCCATATAATAGCTGGTAAATCTCCTTCCCGATGTAGTTCTCCATTTCGATACCATTCTTTTGTTCCATTCTCCCATATAACTGCATGCAAATCACCTTCCCTATGTCGTAGCCCGTTTTGGTACCATTCTTTTGTTCCATTCTCCCATATAACTGCAGGCAAATCACCTTCCCTATGTCGTAGCCCGTTTTGGTACCATTCTTTGTATTCATTTAGATGCTCAATCGCTGGTAAATCTCCTTCCCTATGATATTTTCCATTTCGATACCAATATTTATTACCGTTATCATATTCAATCGCTGGTAAATCATCATCCCTGTGTAGTTCTCCATTTCTATACCACTTTTTTCTTCCTTTCTTTTCCTTTACCCTATAATCTGAATGACGTTTCCAGTAATTTAGGACTCGATCGGTCTCTTTTCCCTGTAAAGAAAAGGCACTTAACACATATTCATCCTTATTAATATCCAAGAAACTACAAATGACAGATATACAATCTACATTTAAATCGGACATTGTTGTCTTCTGCATTTTTGAATAAGTAAGAATAATTATATAAAAAATCAATTTTTCAAACATAAGCAACTACCAGGTCGATAACATCGGTGCATACATTTGTCTTGTTAAATAGGACGCTTTCTGCGTGTCTTCTCCTTTTTTCATGAGCTTTCTTGTGACGGATGTAGTTACGGACTTTCTTAACTTTGTAGATAAGTTCTTTATCGTTAAGAAAGTATTTGTAAGCAACCTGAGAAACAAATGAGTAAGTTTCTGGTTTAAGACAGTTCAAACATGCATTGCTTATAGCATCTTTAAGCATATTGTGACTTGTAATACAAGATACATCCGCATGTGTCAGTCGTTGAAAAATCTTCCTAATTATAGGTATTTTTTCTACAGGAGGAGAGTGTTCTACAGACTGATATTCTCTGTATAATACAAGCATTTGTTGTGTAAAATTAGCATCAATCATTTTCACAATATATTATATATAATTATAAAAATCAATTTAGACTATATTGTTTTCCATTTTTCCACCACTCTTTAATTTGCCATCCTCCCATAATAGCCGGTAAATCTCCTTCTCTATGTCGTTCTCCATTTTTCCACCACTCGTTACTTCCATCCTCCCGTATAATAGCCGGTAAATCACCTTCCCTATGTCGTTCTCCATGTTTCCACCACTCGTTGCCTCCATCCTCCCATTCAATAGCGGGTAAATCACCTTCTCTGTGTAGTTTTCCATATTTCCACCACTCGTTGCCTCCATCATCCCATTCAACAGCTGGTAAATCTCCTTCTCTATGTAGCTGTCCATTTTTCCACCATTGTTTTGTTCCAGTAATGACAACAGCCGGTAAATCTCCTTCCCGATGTCTTTTTCCATGAAAATACCAATATTTACCTCCATCTGTAGATTCAATGGCTGGTAAATCACCTTCCCTATGTAGTTCCCCATTTTTCCACCATTGTTTCGTTCCAGTAATGACAACAGCCGGTAAATCACCTTCCCGATGTCGTTTTCCATTTTTCCACCATTGTCTAGTACCACTTTCATAGACAACAGCTGGTAAATCACCTTCCCGATGTAGTTCTCCATTTCTATACCATTCTTTTATTCCTTTCTTTTCCTCTACCCTATATTCTGAATGACGTTTCCAGTAACTTAAGACCCTCTCCGATTCCTTTCCCTGTAAAGAAAAGAGGTCTAAGACATGTTTATCAGTATTGATGTCTAGGAAACTACAAAGGACAGATATGCAATCTACATTTAAATCGGACATTGTTGTCTTCTGCATTTTGAAAAATAAATAAGAATAAATTATTTATTTCATTTTTAGTTAGGGCCACCGCACGGACCGGATCCACAGCACGCACACTCTTCTCTAATTAGCTTTCCATGTTTCCACCATTCTTTATCTCCATTTGCACATTCGATAGCTGGTAAATCACCTTCCCGATGTAGCTTTCCATTTCTATACCAGAATTTATTTCCATTTCTAGATTCAATAGCAGGCAAATCATCATCCCTATGCCGTTCTCCATTTCTATACCATTCTTTTATTCCTTCCTTTTCCTCTACCCTATATTCTGAATGACTTTTCCAGTAACTTAAGACCCTCTCCCGTTCCTTTCCCTGTAAAGAAAAAGCGCTTAACACATATTCATCCTTATTAATATCCAAGAAACTGCAAAAGACAGACACACAATCTATATTCAAGTCTGACATTGTTGTCTTCTGCATTTTTGAATAAGTAAGAATAATTATATAAAAAATCAATTTTTTCAAACATAAGCAACTACCAGGCCGATAACATCGGTGCATACATTTGTCTTGTTAAATAGGACGTTTTCTGCGTGTCTTCTCCTTTTTTCATGAGCTTTCTTGTGACGGATGTAGTTACGGACTTTCTTAAATGTGGACATAACTTCATTGTCGTTTGAAAAGTACTTGTAAGCAATAGGTGAAACAAATGAGTAAGTATCGGGCTTAATAATTGCCAAACATCTTTGCCTTAAGACTGCCTTGAAAGAACTATAATGTATTATGTAAAGTTCAGCAGACTTATGTACAAGTCGGTCAAAAATCTTTTTGGCAAAAACTAATCTTACGCTTCGAGAAGAGCCCTTTGTTTTTTCAAAAGAAATGAGTAAACCATTTATTTCTTGGATAAATTGCAGAGCTTCGTGAACCATTATAAAAAATTATATATATTATATAATTTTTCAATTTTTTCTCTACTTCCTGGTGTGCTTGTCGCAAAAGGACCAATATGTTTTGTTCTTACATCTCTTGTTCAGAGATGTATAGCCTTCACATCGATGACTCTTCGGAAGCGTTGTCCTTTCCACGGACTTGATTTCTCCATTCTGGATCGTTTGTCGGACAGCCTGTGTATCGTTGACCTTCTGACGAACAATTCTGAACACCCACTTGTTTTCCTCTGGCAAAATCCCACGAAAAGTTCCTGCCCATTGATAGAGGGTTCTATTCCTGGCCATTTCCGCCTCCGCGGCCATCCAATGGTGAGTTGACAAAGTCCTGCAGGGTAATATAGGTCGGAGATCAAGGGGAAGATCGTCGTAGTATTCAGGAGGTTCCTGATGTTGAGGCTCCTCGTATTGAGGAGGCTCAACATCACACTGTTGCATGTGTGCCATGTAAATATATATTATAATTAATAAAAAAAATCAATTTTGTTTCTCTACCATTGACCGATACTCCACGGAAAGTATTCAGTGCGAGACAGTGGACATCTGAATCTGTTTCTTGTAGATAAATCGGTCTCTAAAAGCGTCTCAAAACAATCTAGACACAAAGTGCATTTGGAAGGTGTAATATACAAGTACCGGTCAACTGGTGGTTTGTAGCATATTGCACACTCTGTTTCTGTTTTTTCATTCACAACAAGTTCTTCTGGCATGTTAAGTATAGTCCATCCTTTTCTGATCATTTTCATGAACCTTTTGATCTGTAGTTTCAGGATCTTTTCATCTGATTCATATCTGACGTTTTTGAGTGGAATGGTTCGAAATATGGTGTTGCACTGTTTCTTCATAATTTGAACCAATATTTCATCCTGTATCTTCTTCTGTTTGAAAAAGTTCTGAATTTTTTTTGTCATTTTCTTTTTCAAGAACAAACCATCGGCTTTGTTAAAGACAAACATATTCACATCCATGTCTTTGAGAAAGATATTTTTGGGGTTTTCTGTGCCTACTAGATCGATGTGTGTTTCTACGCCTGTTATTTGATGTCTGATGAAAAAACGCACTGCTGAAATGGAGTAGAGCTTGAGTCGTTCATACTTCTGAAGAACCCAATCCCATTCTCGGATCTTACCGTTATCCATGAGATGGGTAAAAAACCAATTAGTGAGCTCAGAAGCTCGTTCCTCGTCGAGCTCGGGATTTTCCTCATCTGCTCCTCTGTCTGGATGTTTCCAAGTGAAGTAGATGTCCAGATCTTCGATTCTTTCTTTCGATTCGTAAGAAGAATCAAAAGGATCTTCACCGTTGAACATTGATGGGCAAATAACATCACGAACGATGCCTCCGAAGAGCGTCAATTCTTGAAACCTGTCAATGAGCTTGTACGCAAGCGATAATAAACAACGATTACGGAAGTCCATTTTGAAAAAATATATTATAAAAATAAAAAATTCAATTTTGCTTCACTTTTTTCCAGAATCGACAACAAAATGAAGGTTTTATCTCTTCTTCTATCTCTTCTATCAAGTGTTTTTCTGGTTGGTCAATAGTCATTTCATTTACATAATATCTATGTGTTTCAAATATTTTAGCATTCTCAACAAAACGTGCTATATAGGAGACATTGTTTGGAAAATATCCTCTCCAAACAGGACGGCATATCACTAACATATCTACAACTTTTAGTTTTTCAACATCAACTAATTCGCCATTTTCTAGCCGAAACCGAAACTTCACTTTTTCTGTCTGACAGCACATATATGCATATGTTTCAGCGCATAACATTACGTAACCAGTCAGTGGTTTAATTTCCAAAAGTTCAACTAGAACTTTTGGAATATTACTATTCCCTTTTAAAACATCGATGTAATTAAAGCTACAAGTACTACTGAATGGTCCATTTTGTGATGGGTATATTTTTGGAAAGGGTAGTTCGTAGATTTCCATTTGGAAAAATATAATAAAATAATTAATCGGTATCTCTGCTAGATGCGGTAGCAGGCAATTCATAGTGGTCTATATATACTTACGACTCTGTAATTAAATCTTTCTGGGTTTAGAGATCGAGAATAGTTTAGCAGGTTGATTATCTCTGTATTATCCTGGTTATGGAAAACCTGCGTATATACAGAAGAGTCTTCTGCCGAATGATCTGCGGAGTGGTTTGTCGAGTCGTCTGCGGAGTCGTCTGCGGAGTCTTCTGCGGGAACATCCATATATTCAGAAGAGTTGAACTCTGCTGCCATGCTAAGGATTCCTAGTATCGAGGAAAAATCAATTTGGATAGGACTATTAAAAATTATTATTAAAATAATGTACCTACCTACCTATATAATTTACCACCGGGACTTAGAAAATCTACTCTGCCATTTTTGTAGTATGTATAGGTACACTTCCATGTTCCACTTTCGTAGTAGCCATGACTTTCGTGAGCGTCTTCATCGTCTGTATCAACTTCTACGCATTCGATTGAAGCCGGTTTTCCAACTCTGTGTAAACGTCCATTTGCATACCACATCTTTATGCTTCGTGTCATGAATTCATCGACTTCGTAAGCTGGTAAATCGTCTTCGCTATGTTTCTTTCCATTTCTGTAATAGGTCTTGTAAACAATGTCTACGTATGTATCTTTTTCATACAAACAGGTGTAATGTGTATGTCTTTTCCAGTAGTCTAGAATCATCTGCTTATTGTGCTTGAAAAGTCTATGGACTAGGTATTCACTCTTGTTGATATCCAAAAAGCTAAAGATAAGACAGAACAAGTCAATGCTTGTGATTTGGACTTTGTCTGTGTAGACTTTGTTGTAGACTTGGACTTTATCTTGTTCGTAGATAGACTCCCATGAATCTGGAACTGATTCTGGATCTGCTTTGGGCCACTCCAGATCATATTTGTCTGAGTCCGGAAAACTCATACCTTTTCTCACTATGCTAGTGTGAAAAATTCATTTTGAAAATAAATATTATTATTTTTTCTACTTCAGAAGGTCTCGATCTTGAAGTCCTTGAATCCTCGGGAAATTGCCACTTGCAATGCCTGTTCAGCTAGTTCATGAGGAACTCGGATAATGAGTGTTTCAGGAACTTGGATGGGGATGATCAACTTGTCCTTGCTATCTTCCTCTTTGACGATTCGGACTTCTTCAAGTTTTTCAGCGATGTCAGCAATAGCCTTTTCTTGTTCGGCTTTCATTGCTTCTTTCATCTGCTTGGACTTTGGAAGCCAACTTTTCTCAGATGTTTGGGGAAGATCTGGTTTTTCAGATCCCGTGCGCAGGTAGAACTGGTCGGTTGTTTCACACGGGTGAAAAAACTGACACTTACGAGACGTGTCAACCTTACGAGTGCGAGGATCCATTGACCCGTGCTTACGATTGCACTTGTCTCCAAACCCACAAGGAGGCAACTTCAGTTCGCTCAATGAATGAGCAAATGTGCAAACCTCCCGCTGACACACTCCGTAGTCTGAGCATACGTTACCTGTGTTTTCGCAGATCTTCCTGAGAACATTGTTGCAAGGCTTTGTGTAGGCCAGAGTCTTGGAGATTTCCTGTGCGTTGAACTTGGTGACGAACTTGGGGACGAACTTGGGTGTGTTGAACTGAGTGCCGAACTTGGAATATTTTGTCATTGTCTGAGAAGACATTGAACTATACTAAAAGTATATAAAAAAATTCAATTTTGGATAGATAATAAAAATATGCGATAAAAAAAGCCCCCAAGTATATATAATACTTGGGGGCTTTTTTTTATTTAGGGACTAGGGACTAATACCAAGTTGCAACTAGGGCTTCTTAATGATAGGGCTTCTTAAGTCTTCTCTAGGGCTTCTTAATGATAGGGCTTCTTAAGTCTCTTAATGATAGGGCTTCTAAGGCTTCTCTAGGGCTTCTAAGGCTTCTTAGGGGCTTCTTAATGATAGGGCTTCTTAATGATAGGGGCCATAGGGCTACTTATTCGTCATCCGAGAATTCAGAGTCTGAATCACGGGAGTTTTCGACCTGCTTGGAATTGGTCTTGGTCTTCGCAGCCTTGGAATTGGTCTTGGAATTTGTCTTGGTCTTCACGGCCTTGGCCTTTGTCTTCGGCTTCTCCTCTTTTTCAGCGTCAGACTCAGCGTCGGCTGCATCCTTTTTGGACTCATTGAACGACGCCATCTCCTTCTTGTATCGTTCCTTTTCCTTCTCTGCCTGATCAACCCACTTTGCACGGCTTTCCGCATCGGCAAAGTCATCCTTCCACATCCGACCGAGTTCTTTGCTGATGTCGGTGCCCTTCAAATCTGGGTTGTCTGCCTTGACCTCTTCCCTCTTTTCCATGCTGAAAAGTAGGAATGCGGTCATCGGGCGCTTGGGAGCACCCGATTCCTTGCGCTTGCTCTTGCCCTTTCCCTTCTTGGAACCCTTCCTCTTGGGTTTGGAAGCCTCCAACTTGGCCAGTTCCTCGTCAGAAGGGCGCACATAGGACTTCATCTCTTCATTGTAGTGTTCCTTTGCTTGGTCAGCCTTCTTGACGTACTTCTGCTTTTGTTTCTCAGACAATGCCTTCCAAAGCTGTCCAAGTTTGGAAGTGACCTCGGTAGCCTTGAGTTCGGGCTCTGCCTCCTTCACCAGATCACGCTTGTCTTCGCAGAAGAAGAGGTAGCTTGACTTCGGGCGCTTGGGAGCATTGGGATCCTTGGGCCGCTTCTTGCCCTTCTTTCCCTTTTTGCTAGCAGCAAGCTGGAGGAGTTCTTCGTCAGAGGGACGGACGTAGGAACTCATCTTCTCCTTGTAGGACTCCTTGGCTTCCTCAGCCTGCTCGATGTACTTGGTTTTGTCGGAGTCGGGGAGAGCCTTCCAAAGCTCTCCCAGCTTGGAAGTGATCTCTGTTGCCTTGAGATCAGGGTAGTCTTCTTTGACCTCGTCACGCTTGTCTTCGCAGAAGAAGAGGTAGCTTGACTTCGGGCGCTTGGGAGCGTTGAGGTCCTTGGGCTTGCTGTCCTTGCTTGACTTGCGACTTGCCTTCGGGATGTTGTTCTGGATAGCGTCGATGAGCTTGGTCTGTACTTCGTCCTCTTGGAAAGCCTGGATGACGTCGTCGATCTTGATCTTGCCCTTGATAGCTTGAGATTGTTGTTCCTGGAGAAAACCTGTAAACACAACCTTGAGAGCCTCAACGAGCCCCTCAATATTCTTGGGAGTGGAGATGGTTGCCATCGAATAAGCTATTTAGGTCTAGAAATAAAATTCAATTTTTTCAGGGTATTTTTTCCGTATTTTTACAAAGTCCAAACCCCGGTTTTCGAGCCCTATAGGAGCCTGTTTTGGAACCCGATCCAAACCCGGGTTTTTGAGCCCTATATGAACCTGTTTTGGAACCCGATCCAAACCCGGGTTTTCGAGCCCTATAGGAGCCTGTTCTGGACCCCAAACCAAACCCCGGTTTTCAAGCCCTGTATGAGCCTGTTCTGGATCCCAATCCAAACCCCGGTTTTCAAGCCCTATATGAGCCTGTTTTGGAACCCGATCCAAACCCGGGTTTTTTGAGCCCTATAGGAGGCTGTTTTTTGGACTTGGTAATTTTTTTAATATGGGGTACAAATTGATTTTTCTAGATAATAGAGTAGTAAATAGTGTATAATGTCTCGAATCAATCGAATCGAATTCGATCTTGGGGAAACCCAGGGTCGTGAGCAATATGAGGAGGAAGCGCAGGACAACCAGGACAACAACCAGGACAACCAAGCCAACCAGGACAGCGAATACGACAGCTGGGAGGAGATGTACAGCGAAGACAGCAAACAGCCTGAACTCTACACCGAGGAGGTCCAGCCCGAACAGCCTTTGACCGATGAAGAGGTGGCTATTCTGAAGAGCCTGGAGACCAAGAAATCCAAGCTTCCAACGGAGACTGACCTGGAGGAGGCTTACAACGACTTCATCGCCCGAGTGGAAGCGGAAAAGAAGGAGAAGGAAGACTCGATGATCCGAGAAATTTCCATTTGGGTCTCAAATGGAAATCAGGTCAAAGGAGAAACATTGGAGGATCACTACACTTACATGACAGAACAGAAGATCGTACAGGAGAAGGAACGGAAAGAACAGGAAGAGAAGGAACGGAAAGAACAGGCGAAGAAAGCAGAACAGGCACTTATCGCTGCCCAGAATCGTCGTTCTTTCTGGGATATGGAAACCACGGAAAAGCAGAAAAAAGGAAAGAACAGGAAAGCACATATGAACGGACCGAACAAACTTGGCCGCGAACAGGGAAAGAAAGACATGCTGAAGAAGAAGCAGCTTGAGGCAGCCGAAAAGATGAAGAAGCAGCTTGAAGAGAAGACCCATGATTCTAACAAGCGCTTGCAGAACTTTTTGGCCGAGGAGAAGCGGATCATTACCGAACACAAGAACCGACTGTTTGCTGAAGACGAGGAGCGATTCTTGGCTGCACAGAAGGAGCGAATTGCGGCTGACGAGATTCAAAAGAAGGAAGACGAACTGATGACACTCGCAGAGCCCGTTCCTCTCAAGGCCGAAAGCCAACTGCTCGGAGCGATTAAGAAGACTGAACCGACAAAGAAGACGGAAGACGAATGGCAAGTGGTTGGACGGAATATCGATCCCAAGAAGAAGGTTGTGCTCGATATCTACACATGCCAGTACGGACAACCAGCAAACCCCACTCTGGCTACTCAGCCACATACTCAGGCCCATGCAAAATTCACTCGACTGTGTGTGTCTATCACCACCGAAGCCAAGTGTCCTCATGGCTCGAAGTGTCGATACGCACACAGCTTGGCTCAGCTGACTCATGTGGAGTGTGCCTTCGGAGTCAGTTGTCGGTATGCCAAGCAAGTCAAGCCTGGATTTTACCGGAACATTGCCGACAAAAAGACTGGCAAGATTTGCACCTTCTGGCATGCAGATGAGACCGAAGAATCGTATGGTCTTCGCATGGGCATGAAGCAAGTCCAGACCAAGGCTCGGCAGACCCCCGTTCCTGAGCCGGTCAAGATCAAGCTCGCTGTCGCCCAACCTGCTGTCGCCCAACCTGCTGTCGCCCAAAAGTTGGCGCCGTGGGCCAAGTTGGCGACCAAGCCGGTCGAGAACAAGCCAGTTGAGAATAAGCCTCGCAAATCTCGCTGGGACATCAAGCCAGTTGAGAATAAGCCGGTTGAGAACAAGCCCGAGGAGGTCAAGCCGGAGGAGGTCAAGCCGCGCAAGTCTCGCTGGGAGGTCAAGCCGGAGGAGGTCAAGCCGGAGGAGGTGATGATTATTCGAGTTCCAAGGCATCTCACCGAGATGGCGATGGAGATGGCGCTTTCCAAGGGAGTCTCTTTCAAGATCGAGTTCACTGACTGACGAGTAAATAAAATTATTTTAAATTGAATATTTATATTTTATTACTTAATTGCAAGTGATATGGCTAGGAAAATTTCAAAGCTTCGATTGGATATCTGTCCAATCAAAGATGAATATATTCAAGTGTACCCAGTACAAGTGTACCCAGTCCAAAGCTACCCAGTACCCAGAACGAAGGCTACAGATACCCCTACTACATCTACTTCTACGACTTGTGCAGACTGTAATAGAAAATTCACAGATGAATATTGTCATATCACTCATTTTTGTTGGCCAAAACCAGATATGTTCGAGATAGAAATAGTCTGAAAAAATTGAGTTTTTTTAGCAAATAAAAACAAGTCATTTATAATGAGTAACTACACAAAAAAAGAATGGTACCTAAATGGAGAACTACACAGGGAAGATGATCTACCAGCAGTTGAATGGAGTAACGGTACTAAAGAATGGTACAGAAATGGACAACTACATAGGGAAGGTGATCTACCAGCCATTGAATGGAGTAACGGTACTAAAGAATGGTACAGAAATGGCATATTAGATAGACATAGTGATTTGCCTGCTGTTGAAGACGCAAAAGGTGGCAAAGAATGGTACAGAAATGGAAAGTACCTAAGATCTAATTCAAAGATATTTGGGGACAAATAGCATATTGTCCAGGCCTAGGCATTTCGACTCTTTCATCGAAAGTTTTCATACAGGCTAAAAGAATGTCGGTATATTTTGGATATTTTTTGTTGAAGTTGTTATAAAATTCCCGAAAATTTTTATCATCTTGATAAGTAGATTGGAAATCGTTTGGAAATTTCCATACAATCCAAATGATAAAATTTCTTATACAGATTTCAAGTTCTTTGGATGTCATTTCAGGCCATTCACGATACTTGGCCTCACTTATGATTTGTCCACTGTGTGAATCTTCTATTTGCTGCAAATCGTTAAACATTAGAAGAAGAGACCACGACTGACAATAAGATTCTCTATGTACTCCACTCCAAGGCTTTCCAATCTTATCTCGTAGAACGACACTGGCTTCATAAAAAACACCTCCTCTGCATATATCTTGAGGACCAGCACACATCATACAATACCATTTGCTGGAGAATGCCGAAACAATTCTGACATCAGGAATGACAGCCATAATAACCATATCGACGATTATCGCAGATTCTGGACCCCAACTTTGCATACCAGGATCGTATTTCTTGAGTATATTAAGGGTGCGATCATATATAAAACCGATATGATGGCTAACATTGTTTTTTTCTGCAACTGCTCCAAGAACAAAACAAATATATCTATATCGATTCGCTTTAGATATATCTCGGCCAAGTTTTTGAATAACCTTATGTATTTCTATTGCATCAACGGTTTTTTTATTTTTATCATCCCGATAAAACTGATCGAGATCTTTTCCTTTCTGTCCTTCTGGAAAAGACATATAACTTCCTATAAATATAGCAGATATTTTTGTTTTCCAGTTTTTATCAATAAATATAGCCCGTGAAATATCTGTTTTGATAACAAGATTATTCATAGTAGATTTGTATATATCAAAAACCTGATCACATAATGTAATATCTTCAATCTCAGTGTATCTACGTTTAGACATTTATAATAGGAAAGGAAAATTGAAAAAAATATATCATTTTATACTTTTTTATAATGGACTTTCACTATTGTGCAGTAGATGCATATAAGATTATTATGAATACAAATGAATATCGTGATGCCATAATTAGACAGTTGATTGTTAATCGGAATATCTCTTTTCTGGGTAGTTATATGGTCTTTAATCCTATAAAAGAGAAGATTTTACAAGAATATTATAAAGACGAAAATGGTCAACCTACAACAGAGGGTCGTTTCAGTAATGATGTAGTGAAAGAGGTAACAGAAAAGATTCGTGTAACTAATAATACGTTTTTCTGCTTTTCTATGGGGTCAATTTTGCGGACAGACTATGTTTGTCATCATGTTTCTTTCCTTGTTAAACAAAGTAACGACTGTCTAGTTGTGAAAATAATCAACTCTGGCTTGTATTATTTATCTGAAAGTTACAGTACTATTCTAGAAAATGTTATTAAACAAATTGGAGAAAATTTAGGTAAGAAAGTAGAGTTTATTATTCCTTATATCGGAACATCATGGGTAGGATTTTCCTTATATCAAAAGTGTAATCCACAAGATTACTGCCGGGGAGGTTTAATCGGAGAATTACGGACTTTTATCGATGATAAGATGGCTGTTCATCGGGAGTCTTATTGTCAAACATGGTGTATCCTAATGTTACTATGGGAACTAGATCAAATGAAAAACCACTATGATATCAAAAAGAATTATTTTCAAACGTGGACAACTGATAAGAAACAATTGGAGATAATGGTGCGGAAATTTGCTCTTAAGATTGTTAAACAGTTTGAAAATAAAATAGATTTTTGGCGACAATACAAGAATGACTTAAAAAAGATTGGTTTGAAAGTTCGTAAGGAAAAGTTTAGTGTTATCTTACGTAGAACTTTCCAAACTCTTCATCCAGAAATTAATGACAATTGAAAAAAAATTATAATATTATAATTTTTTCTAGATGAATCAAGATTGTGTATCTATCATTTGCAGTTACTTAGATATTAACAAGCATGAATACGTATTAGATTCCTTTTCTTTGCATGAAAAAGAAAAAAACCAAGTGTTAAATTATTGGAAACGTCATTCTAAGTACGAATATATAGATAATCACGACGTAAAAGAATGGTATAGAAACGGTCAACTACACAGGGATGATGACTTACCAGCTGTTGTCTATGAAAGTGGTACTAAACACTGGTATAGAAATGGTAAATTACATCGGGAAAACGATTTACCTGCTATTGAATGTCAAACTGGAGATAAAGAATGGCATAAACATGGAGAACGTCATAGAGACGGTGATTTACCGGCTATTGAAGACGCCGACGGTAGTAAAAAATGGTATAAAAATGATCTATTACATAGAGACGGTGATTTACCGGCTATTGAATGGTATGATGGTACTCAACAATGGTGTTTTCTTGGAAATCTACACAGGGAAGGTGATTTACCAGCCGTTATATTTTACAGTGGTACTAAAATGTGGTACAAAAATGGGAAACTACATAGGGATTGCGATTTACCGGCTACTGAATATAAGAATGGAACTAAAATGTGGTACAAAAATGACTGTTTACATCGTGATGGAGATTTACCAGCGGTTATAAGAGCTGATGGAACTAAAGAGTGGTATAAAGCCGGGAAACTGCACAGAGAAGGTGATTTACCAGCTATTGAATATATTGACGGTAATAAAGAATGGTGGAAACATGGAAAATTACATGATTATACCTTTACATACGCAGTAAAATGACGACTAATTATTATTCAAGTAATTTAGCCTTACTGAATAACCATCCACCTAATCGTTTATTCCATTTTCCACCTATATTTGATAGTTTAATTCTATATTCTTCTTTATTTCCATATAACACAGCTGCTTTTTCATACTTCTTTGTATTAATTACAAATCCATCTAATACTATCTCTTCATTTTCACATAATTTTCTTAATCTTTCTTCCACTACATCAGAAGCTACCTGCGGGACTTCTTGAGGGGCTTCTTGTGGGGCTTCTTGTGGGACTTCTTGCGGGACTTCTTGCGGGACTTCTTGCGGGACTTCTTGAGGGACTTCTTGAGGGGCTAGTTGAGGGACTTCTTGAGGGACTTCTCGTGGGACTGGTTGAGGGGCTGGTTGAGGGGCTGGTTGAGGGGCTGGTTGAGGGGCTGGTTGAGGGACTGGTTGAGGGACTGGTTGAGGAACTTCCTGAGGGGCTGGTTGAGGGACTGGTTGAGGAACTTTCTGAGGGACTGGTTGAGGGACTTCCTGATGGACTTCTTGGGGGACTGTTTGAGGGGCTTGTTTAGGGACTTCTTGAGGGGCTTCTCCAGAGGCTGTTTGGGGGGCAAAAAGGTAGTAAGAAACAGGAGCCTTTTCGGAAACAACAGGGACTTGTTCAGGGATTTCTGGTAGAGTAGTAGTTAGAATAGAGTTGGTGCAATGCCAGCACCTCCAACCGTATTGTCCGGTAGAACAACAGCATTTATTATTTATAAGGGGTTTTCCTTTGTATAATCGTTGAACGGGTGGTGTGGGTTCTAGGGCTTTGCATATATTAGATAGATTGTATAGGCGGTCCATTGTTTCGTCAGAGAGTTGTAAATCTTTTTGTATTACGGTTCGGTAATAGGGTAGTTCATCTATTATGGATGATTCGCAAAGAAGAGAGAGAATTTTGTGAGATATGTCACGATCGGTAGTATTATTTTCCATTATATTAATCATAATGTGTATGTATTTAAAATCAATTTATAGTAAGAATTTAATTTTCGATAAGCATTCTGGAGAAGTTGTACAGAAATACAAATTACCCCACACTAGTGGTGTGATTATCCAAGCAAGTATGACGTCTACGGTATAGTGATTTCTAGTAATTATTATGGATATCTGTGAAATGGAGTTGTATACAATAAGAGAAAATGGGCCGATGATATCTTTATTGTAAAGATATATGGCACCGATGGCTGAATAGGATGCATGTCCGCTAAAAATGTACTCTGTACCTGTTCCGTTTAGTCCACCTATTCTGTATTTATCTGCGTAGTTTTTGAGAGGGGGAAGTGCTGTGCTTAGAGAGCATATGGCTCTAAAAAACTGTACAGTACTCATGACTAGTAACATTTCGGCTAACGTTTTGCTGTCTACTAATGCGCATACGAAAATAGTTTGTAAAAGGACTAGAATATCGCTGAGATAGGTTAGCTTTAATTGGGGAACGTAGGAGTGCATTATATCGACAACTTTTATGGGGTCAGATTTTATTAAGTTTGCGGATATAACACACCATAATGAAGAAGCTAAAAATAATAGAAGGGAAATCATCTTAAAATATATAAGATATATTTTAAAATTCTAATTGGGGTGTTCCATCCCTCCTCCGTAAGAGGCTCCATCACCGTATTCTGGGAATTCTCCGGTGAAGGAGTTTAGTTGTTTTTCTTCAACTTTTTCTAAGATTTCTAGTTCTGTTTGTAGGCGTTCTAGTTCTTTCTTATTTTTAGTTTTCTTGATCTTTTTTTCAAGCTTATCCATTTTATTTTCGCGAACAACTTGAGAAGTGCGTTCCAGACGTTTTTCTAGAAGTTTTTGTTTTAGTATTTCTTTTAGTTCGGGCATTTATTGTATATAAAAAAATTTTTAGATAGAAATTAAACCGCTAGTGACTTTAGATACTTTGCAAATTTCTTTTTCTAATTTTTTTAAACATCTTCTATTTTTAACTTTATCATAGGGTTTTGCGGGGTTTCTCATTTCTTTTGTAAGTGATACTTTAATAGAAGGGACATCCATTTCTTTGGCATGGTCGTATTCTCTGTAGGCAACTTTATTCCAATCATTGCCGTAAAGAGTAGAGAAATATCTTTCATACTCGTTAGGACAGTAAAGAGAATAGTTTCCAAATTGTAATAATTCTAGATTGTTTAATTCGCTGGGAAGGAATAAATCTTTTGGCCATGTTTCTCTAACTTGTTTATAAGCTGGTTTAATATACTTTCCTATTTTTCTGTAAATAAAGATATCTACAAAGGGGAAAGAATAGTTATAGCCTTTAATTTTTTTTCTATTTTTGTAGAAAATTTTAAACCCGAAAAATTCTTCTACTATGCTATAACCACACTTATTGAAAATTGGGCGTAATTTTTCGAATTTTCCGATATCTTTTTCCATTATACCTAAGTCTCCATCATCATCCCAAGGTATAATTCCCTTATGTCTTACTACTCCTAAAAATGTCCCACCTATAGACCAATATTTTAGGTTATAGAAAGACAATATTTGATGTATATCGTAAAGCATTTGATAAATAAGTGCAACATGGGTTTTTTTAGTTTCTTTCAGTTTATGCATTTATTTTAGTAAAGAATTTATTTTATCCCTGAATGATTTTGCTGTTCTTGAAGAACGAGCAATATCTTCGTAAAGTGATAATTCTTTTTTATTTTTTCCGTATTTTTTCTCTGCTGTGTAATAGAAGATTCCATCCATATATGGTTTAGCTCGTTTTCTAAAATCCCAATCTTTTTTAAACTGTCTATAATCACTACGATAACTAATGCTTTCCAAGCCTCCACATGCAGTTTTGGAGGCCGATAGCCATTTATTAGGCATTTCGTTCACTAAATTCTTAGCAAAGTCTTTTTTCCAAGGTGCTATCTGGTAAAAAATGTTTTTATCGACACAGCAAGATAATGCATCTGTTATGCTTTGATCTCCAGTTACTAGTATATCTTTTACGCTGTGACTCATCAAGTCTACCATTTTTTTATTGGGTAGAGGAAATATGTCCATTCTGAGATAAAGTGTATTTTTCTCGTTTGGATTTCCTTCTAACTCGACGCTATCTTCTTTTGTTTTTATAAAGACCTTTCTAAAATGTGGATAAACTATCTTGAAAATATGTCTGGCCATAGAGTGTGTAACCCAGTTAGGTAATACTAGTTCGAAATTATTTTTTTTGTATTTCAAAGAAACCATTTTTATAAAGTTATATAGACATTGTCTATAATTACCAAAACTAGGCTGTATATACACTACAGCATAAGGATATTTTAATTCGGGAAGTGGAGAGCTATCTTTAATATCGGTAAAAAGTAGACCGTATCTATTTTTTCCAATACCTGTGTGAAAGTCTATTTTCTTACGTAATGAGTCGTTATATTCGGATAGAAAAAATGTATTAAATTTAGTTGCGTAAGGAAGAAGTTTTTGAATATCTGATATGGTTGGGTCAAAGTCTGCTTGTAAAGGGGCGACAAAAATAATATCAGCTTTGGGTACTTTTTTGTTAGGTGTTAGTTTGGAAAGTCGTCTGCATTGTAAAGATTTACTTTTTCCTTGTAATTGGTATACATTATTTGGATTTTCTCCTAAAGAAACAAATCCATCTTTTTGAGGGGTTAGTATCTTTACGTCGCATCCATACCACTTTCTTAAGATGTTGCTAAATTTCATGGCGAAAACTATGTCTCCGAAGCCATTACAAGGTAAATTAACAATAAGAACGGAAAGATTTTTAGCAAAGGGTGTTTTCAGTCCTTTAAAGATATTTTTTATATCATGAAAATTTTTTTCATTCTTTATTCGGTCTAATATATTCATTTATCTACTAAAAATATTTTATTTTTAGTAACTTAACCTATACACTTTCCTCGCCAGCCTCTGGTATATCATCTACATTTATTTTAGGCCCTTGCATTCTTCGTTTAGGACGAGGTGGAGCCGCTGATTGCGAAGATGCATTCATATTATTAACCATATTCAGCACATTTGCACCTGTCTTTCTCATAATCATCTTGCTTACAATGAAGAATCCTGCATTCATGATAATTAGGAAAAGTAGACGTAATTCAACTGGCCACTTGCTTCCAGAAGGAACGTAAGACTTTTCTCCTAGCTCGATAAGGAGCTTTTCATACGAATGCATTGTTACAATTTGTTGCTGTGTAAATCCCTGCATATCAAATCCGAGAAAATTGCCAAATACAAACTCAACACCCATAAAACCACCGATTAAATAAGTCTTGTAACTTTCCACTGTAGAATCTAAAGATAACTTTCTTACAGTAGTATCATACGACTTTTGCATTTCTCGTAAATTAGAATGGATAGTATACTCTGGGATTGTTGGCGCTGCTAAAGGATAAGACTTTTTCAGTAAATCAAACTTGAAAATTAACTCTCTCTTATTATCCTCTTCTTCATACTCATTTCTTCCTACAAAGTTAATATCTCTTAATTCCTGCTTGCCTTGGTAATGTCCTCTTGCTTCTAGTTCAGCCAAAGTAGGTGGATGAGGATTATTACTATCTGGATCTCTAACCACTTCCTGCTTGTACTTATCATACGGAGTATACTTATTTCCTTTATTTATAGTAGGCTCTTTTATACTTCTACTATACTTGTCATTTCGAGATTTGCTTTTTTCGCTTTCTGTATCACCTAATAACTCTTTCAGTCTTTCTGATAAAGCATCAGAGTCATTTGTATCTTTACTAGTATTTTTATTTCTTTCCTTGATTTCCATATTATCATTGAAATCTTTTTTGCCTAAAGAATCGTCTCTGGAATCCATCGATTCACTACGTGAGTCACTACGTGAGTCACTGCGCGAGTCACTGCGCGAGTCACTACGCGAGTCACTACGCGAGTCACTACGCGAGTCACGATGAGAGTCACGATGAGAGTCACTAGGTGAGTTACTATCACGAGAATAACTTAAAGAATCTATATCTGACTTGCTATGTATGCTATCTTTTTCTATGTTTTCATTAATTTCTTGTTCATTATAACGGTCATCTCTAGGATCTTTACGGTCATCGCGACGATCATCGCGACGATCTTCGCGTCGGTCATCGCGTCGGTCATCTCTAGGATCTTTACGGTCATCACGACGATCATCTCTAGGATCTTTACGGTCATCGCGTCGGTCATCACGACGATCATCTCTAGGATCTTTACGGTCTTCGCGTAGGTCATGTTCTCGATCGTCTTTGTGGTCTTCGCGTCGGTCATCCTCTCGATCGTCTTTGTGGTCTTCGCGATGGTTATTATGTTCAGTTTGACGGTCTTGATTATGTGTAGGAATGTATTCTTTGTTTATGAGGTCTTGTTTGATTTTTGCCTTGTTTTCTAAGAGTTCGAGATATAATCTAGGCATTTTAGGAAACGATTTCTGGTAATCAGGCAATCGTTCTTTGTCAGAAAGAGGAACTTTGATAATTTTAACTTCCCTATTTACAGGCATTTATTGAAATATTATATCTACTTTAAATATAGTTAGTCGGACATCCATATATGGTTAAGTGCTTCTTTAGCGGTATATCTAAGGTCTTTATCTCGTTCTATTAAGCATCTTAAGAAGTCTTTGAAATCTGCAGAGAATTCTTTTTTCATTACAATTGGATTTTCTAATACTTCAATTTCATCTTGAAATAATTGTTCTGCAGTTGCTAGAAAATACAGAGTAACACCACTACTCCAGATGTCTGTTTTATAAGTAACTTTTTCTTCGTTTGCTTGTTCTGGACTACAATATCCTTCTGTGTATCTTTCTTCAAAGTCGATAAGAGTTATTTTTTCTGTTTTATCATCGTACACTATGTTTTCAGGTTTGATATCTTTGTGAATAATGTTTTTCTTGTGAATATTTTTTAGAATTGTAAAAAGTTGGATAGCAATATGTTTAATCTGTTTTTCAGAAAAAGTTCCATGTTTTTCTACGTAGTCGAAAAGGTCCATACCTGGAGCTTGTGAAAGGATGACGTAGTTCAACGTTTTAGAAAGACCTACGGATAGTATAGATGGAACATTTTTAATATTTTTCAGTTTGTTAAGATTTCTGCTTTCTTTTTTAGCGTATTTCTTGTTTTCATAGAGTTTAACGAGCCAGTTAAGTTTCCGTTTACCTACCGTGATTGAGTATATTCTTTCTTTATAAATTTCTGAAAGTTCCCAATCTTCGTTGAGAAATAAATCTTCTAACTGGATGGCGTCTTTGTTAATAAAAATTACCGGTGTATCGGACATAATTGTTTTGTTTAGAATTATTTTTAAATTCAATTTAAAAATAATTTAAATATTTTTATCTACTCTTCTGTAAGGCACGCTTAGCTTTCGGAGACTTGCGCTTACTCTTGCGCTTACTCTTGCGCGACTTGCGCGACTTGCGTTTAGGTTTGGATGTCTTGCGCTTACTCTTGTGCGACTTGCGCGACTTGCGTTTAGGTTTGGATGTCTTGCGCTTACTCTTGTGCGACTTGCGCTTACTCTTGGGTGATACACGCTTAGCTTTCCGTGACTTGCGCTTACTTTTAAAAGCTACTACTTCTTCTTTTACTTCGTCAGACAATGCATATCCTTGCATGAGTTTCCTAATACCCGGTTCACTACCTTCACTTTTAGCTTGTACAATATCTAATAATTTTTTATGTTTCGTTTTATAAATACTATCATATATCTTTTTTCTTCTTTTACAAGTATCATTTTCGCAACGTATTACAAATTCATTGCCACTTTCTTTATGAGCTGTATATAAATCTTTTATAATTTGTCTAACTATATTACTGTTACGATATTCCGAACGTGTAAAAAAATTATCTAGAAAATGACTTAGTTGTCTAACTTGATTATCATTTATATTCATCAAATTATATAAGAAAGCTATTGAATAGTGTTCATCTGATTTTTTGAAGAATAGTCTGATTATAAACATCATCATATATAACTTTACAACGGCTAATTCATTGGTAGGAAAAAATAGATCGAAGGTAGTTTCTCTTGTAAAATGATTATATGTATAGTAAAGTGGGTGAAGAGTACTTGAATCATCCCATAAAATATTCCATGTACCTTGGAAATATTCTTTTTTCCATCTTTTGTGTTTCTCTGTTTCATTATGAGCGCTAAGATCATACCCACATTTTAAAAGCAGAAAGTAAGTTTCTTTCGCAGTGTCATCAAACAAATCAAGTTTGCTAAATAGTACAGATTTTTCTCTATCATTTAATGCTTTTACAGCTTTTATTATATTGTCTTCCGTTATATTTAAATATTTTTCCAATATACGGTTTATCGCGTGTCCTAGACGCCTAGTTTCTTCTATAGGAGGAGGTGCTAATGCCATTTATTAAAATGAATTTTTTTATTTGAAAATATCTGGATAAAAATGTCTCAATTTCCCCTTTATACAACACTATCTACTAATTTGCCTAAAAAAGACCTCACTGTATTACAGAAGAATGAGTTGATAAAAAAGATTTCTTCTATGAGTACAGAAGATCATGAGCTTATTTATATGCTGATAAAAACTTATTATATTAATAACGATACAGGAGACTCACTTTCGATTCCTTACAATGCTCAGCTCGGTAAGGATAAGATAGACTTTGATCTTTTAGATTTTCCAAATGGATTAAAACACCTACTATTCAAGTTTGTTACGGTTCACAAAAAGAAGCTTATCGAAGATGAAAAATTTCAAAAAGATAAGTAATAATATCACTAGTATTATATATACTATAATTTTACCTGTAGAACTACTTTTTTTCACGGATGTATTTTCGCACATATTCCAACATTCTGGACTTCTGTAAACAGAAACATCTCGGTCTGTGTCTAGTTCTATGGGAGTACAGGTATTATTTTTATTACAGTAGTAACCTACTACTTTAGGGTTTAATTTAAAGTATATATTTTTATTTGAAGCTATAGTATTTTCTATACTCATACTTTGTATGACTAAAGAATTAGTTGCAGTATCATATACAATAGGATTGTTATTATGTGTAAAATAAACGGTATCTTTATAGGTAAGAAAGTCTCCTACTTTCTTATTTTTATCAGAGCTAAGTATCTTTAGTTTAGTATCGTCTGTATTATTAGATAAGATGCTTGTTGTCCACTTGAGAATATTATCGTCTGACTTTCGAAGAACGTATGCTGTGTTTGGGATTACAATTATCACGTTATCTCCGTTTCTAACAAGTAAGGGATTTTTATCTGTTTCCCAGGGTAATATTCGGACGTAGACTTCTTTATCGGACATGACTATAGAATTGTTATCTGGATCTAAGGCGATGCCTTTTTTTGTATTTACGTTTTCGATAGAGACATTATCTATGTATAGTAGGTTATTTATATTATCAGGTGGATATTTGTATTCGGTAGTTGTGAATACGTATGATTTCATATTTTTTAGGATGGGGAAAATATTTTTATTTCTTATATTGTGTACTAGTTTAACATAAGACTCGTAATCTTGTGTGGTGTTATGTATGGGGACGCATATATTTTCCTTGTCTGGAGTTTCTAGGAAGTAGCCAGATATACAATTTTCATCTTTTTCGCAAAGGTCTATGCATTGTGACAGTGTATCGGTTTTTTCGCATTTTCCAGATGTAGAGTTAAAGCAGTCATTAACTGTTAGATCTTCTAGAGTTGTGTCAGGAAAAATATACCAGTTATTGTTAAGTATGTATGGTTTAGGAAATTTATATTCTGACATTTATTATATCTAAGAAAGCATTTAAAAACTCGTTAACCATAGCAAAAATGAGTAATCAGCAAATGGCTAAACTATCTAGATTACCGGTAAATAAAACGGTAGTTTTTTATTCTCCCATAGAAGGTAAAGATGTTTTTGTTCGAACAGGAACAATGGCGGAAGGAAACTCGTTAATTCATTCTCTTTTGCATGCTTGTTCAAAGGATTATATGTTTAGAAATGACAAGGAGAAAATGAAGTCTATGAATAAAATATACAAAAAGGTACTTATAGGAAAGTGGAAAAATGAGCCGGTGGATAGAGAACTTTTTCTTAACCAGATTACTACTATCTTAACGGACTTTTATGATAATAAGGGTATAGTCTCTAAAAAGTTAGAGAGTGATATGGAAATTTACAGGACGTTATGTGAACTTGTTACGTTAGAAAATTTCCTAAATGTTATTTTACCGTCAGGTATGGATAAGAGTGAAGATAGAGGTATGAAAAAATACAGAGAAAATATTATTGAGGAAACAAAGAACTTTACGTATGGAATTTTAGAAGGTTTTGGAAATAACTTGGAAGAGGAGCGAAAGGAATTTTTTATGAAAAAGATTTCGGAACTTATAAATACGACCCTTTTAGAAGCTGAAAATATGTTGTTTAAACAATTTTTGAAAAAGGAGTTTGTTGTAGATACAGATTCGCTGAAAATAATTTCGAATAAATTTAATCGTGATATTTACTTCTTTAATGGGGCTAATCGACTTCCTTGTACGGTTATAAAAGATAATATTATTAAAGGGCGAAAGTCGGTGTTTGTCATAGTTGTCGATAATCATTATGAAATTGTAGGAAAGCTTCTTTCTGGAAATAAAATACAGAGACAATTTGAGCGTAAAGATCCTATTGTTAAAAGAGTAAAAGCCTTCTTATACCATCCTGATATCATAGAAGATCATTATCCACAGTTAATTCCTTATCTAGCGAAGTCTCCAGAGTCTCGTTCTAGCTCTGAAGAGGAGAGATCTGAAGATGAGAGATCTGAAGAGGAGAGATCTGAAGAGGATGGATCTGAAGAGGAGAGATCCGAAGAGGAGAGATCCGAAGAGGATGGATCTGAAGAGGATGGATCTAATGAATCTCAGGAATCGGAGAATTCGAGAGAAGAGGAGGCTACACGGGAGTCGAAAGGAAACCGTAGAAATACACTGAGAAAATCTACGAGAAAAACTAGGCATAGGAGGTAATTCCTTAACACATGTAGTGTGTTAAAGATTTTTTCAGTGATATAATAAATGGATATAGTAGATTTTTTACCAAAATATCCCAACATATATAACACAAAGTATGATGTAATGAATCCATATAATGAAGACTTTTACGAGGCTATTTTTCGGAAAAAGGAGTTTTACGAACTAAAGTTAGATAAGGTTGAGATTTTTCCCAAAGAGAGAGGAATGTTGACAAAATACCAAGAAACCGTAACACGGTATATGTCGAGTTACACACCTTATGATAGGCTTCTTCTTGTTCATTCTATGGGTTCTGGAAAGACTTGTTCTGCGATAGGAGCGGTAGAAAAAATTAAGAGTGAGGATAGTAGATTTGACGGGGCGATTATATTAGCTAGAGGAGAGGGTATTTTGGATAATTTTATAATGGAGTTGGCAGAGAAGTGTACACCGGGATATTATATTCCTGAAAATTACAAAACGATAAAAGACGTCGATGAGAAGATTAGAAAGATTAAGAAAAAGATTAAATTCTACAAACTAAATACTTTTATGAAGTTTGCCAAAAAGGTTTCCAAAATGTCAGATGGAAATATAGTAGATACGTATTCAAATAAAATTATTATTATAGATGAAGTACATAATCTGCGTCCACAATCTGAAAAGGATGGCACTGTAGAAACGTATACACAATTTCATCGTTTTCTACATCTTGTAAAGAACTGTAAAGTTCTTTTCCTATCTGGTACTCCTATGAAAGATAGTCCCGAAGAAATATCTAGTGTAGCTAATCTTATGTTACCTCTAGATAATCAGTTTCCTACAGGAAATGACTTTCTAGAAGAATTTATGGATGAAGAAGATGGTGTGTATAAGATTAAGGATAAAAAACACAAAGTCATAAAAGAAAAATTACGTGGTAAGATTTCCTTTTTACGCGAACCTGAATCAACTATACCCAAAGAATTTATTGGAAAAAAGAAATTCAAAGGTTTAAAACACTTTGTTGTCGCACCTAGCGAGATGTCTACGTTTCAAACAGATAGTTATACACAGGCATATGAAAAGGATAAGGGAGGTAAGAAAGGTGTTTATAATGACAGTAGACAGGCTTCATTGTTTGTTTTTCCAGATGGTTCATATGGACAAGAAGGGTTTAAAAAATATATTAAAACGATTCAGTCTAAGAAAAATAAGGACGCTCCTACCATAAGTACCTATAAGATGAGCGATGAGTTAGTAAGAGAGTTGACAGGAGAAAGTAAGGAAGAAACTCTTGAAAATATAAAAAAGCATTCATCTACTTACGCACAAGTTATAAAAGAAATTTTAGAAACAAATGGGAATTGTTTTATTTATTCTTCCTTAGTTCAAGGTAGCGGTGGTATTCTTTTTTCCCTTTTACTAGAACTATTTGGATTCAGTCGTGCCAAAGGTGGAGAAAAAGACCGTTCACCGCGGTATGCTATACTAACAAATAATACAGCTAGTTTTAGTATGTTACGAAAAATTACCAATCGTTTTAACCAGAAGGATAATATGAAAGGTGATTATATTAAAGTTATTATTGGAAGTAAGGCTGTTAGCGAAGGTTATTCTTTTAGCAATGTAGTACTTGAGGCTGTTATTACACCCCATTGGAATTATTCTGAAACGGCACAAGCATTGGCTAGAGGTACAAGATTGGGTTCTCATCGGGATTTAATGAGTATTGGAGAAAAGCCGATTGTTCGTATTATTCAGTCGGTGGCGATGCCTCAAGACAATACTAGATCGATAGATTTATTTTTGTACAAGACATCAGAGGATAAGGATATTAGCATTAGAAATATGATGAGATTGTTGATGGAAAATGCGTTTGATTGTGCGTTGAATTATATGAGAAATTATGTCGATGGTGTGGATAATTCTAGAGAATGTGACTATAGTAGGTGTAATTACAAGTGTGATGGGGTAAATATGGCTGAGATAACGAATGTGTTACATGATGATAAATTAGATTATTCTACGTATCAGTTATATTATTCTAATCCCAAAACGCCGTTAATCAGGAGAAGAATAGAGAGTTTATTTAGGGAGAATAGAAAGACTGATTTGACTTCGATAATAAAGAATTTAGAGAAGGATTTTACGGAGGATGAGATAAGGAACGCATTGTATGTTATAACGGAAGAAACGGAGAGCGAAGAATATGATTATCGTACATTTTTAAGAATATATTCTAGGAGTCCAGTAAAGAAGATTATTAATGAATTGGAGGAGTTATACAAAACATCTTTTAAGCTGTCATTCAGTACGATAGCGGAATATTTACAAGAATATACAGAGTTCGAGATTTTATCGGCTTTGCAAAGGGTGATTAATGAAAATTTAATTTTAAATAATAAGTATGGTTTACCTTGTTATTTAAGAGAAGATAAGAATGTTTACTTTCTAGTTGATAGTTTGGCTATTCGTCCAGATTTCTACACTGAGTATTACACGGAACACCCTACTATAATGGTGAAGAAGACATTTAATGATATTATGAGTTTAGTATATTCTCTTTCTTTACCGAATATAATAGATAGAATCTGTAAATCAACTACAGAAAAGGAGTTAGTAGAAAGTATAAAAACATTACCGTTAGATATACAGGAAATGTTTATCGAAGCTAGTTTAGTTGCAAGTGAAAAGAATATTGACAAAGGAAAGGAGTTGCAACAAAGAATTTTAGAATATTTTAAGAGTTATATTAAGAAACTTGATAATGGTTGGGTTTCTACATTTCTTAAAGAATCGAAAAATATTTCTAGATGTTTGAAATCAAAGGGTGATTTTAGCGATTGGAAAGATTGCCAGTCTTCTGTTATTAAAAAGCTAGAAGAGATCGAAGTGGCTCGTCAGCAAAAGTTAAGAGAAGATAATCCATATGGTATTATGGGTAAGTATAATCCAGAAAATGGTGCATTCTGTATAGTAGATTTTGAAAAGGAAAAACAAGCGAAGGAGAAAATCACAGGAAAGAAAGATGAGGCTAAGGATGATAAACGGGTCAGTTATTCTGGTAAAGTATGTGGTGCTGGAGGTTGGAAATTAAATGAGTTAATTGCAATAGTTGTAACTAGATTAAAGATAGAACCGCCAAAAGATTTTCGTAAGACGGATAGTATAGCTACAATGAACGAGCGAATAAATGAAGATGAGGAATTAAAAGGGTTGTTAAGCGAGAATCCAGACCGTGACGAATTACGACGTGTTTTATACTGGGGAACACCTAAAAAAGAAAATGGTAGTCGTAATATAAAACAGATATGTGAAGCTATGCGTCTATGGTTCAAAGAAAATAATCTTTTGGAAGTAGATAATATGTGTGGTGTACAAGGTAAGAGAAAAATTTCCAAAGAGAAACAAGAAAAAGAGGGGAGAAAATTGGGTTTCCGTATAGAAACCTTTGTTCCCTCTCAAAATAGGGATAAAGTAAAGGGCTATAGTAAAGATATTTCTAAGCTTATGAATGAGTGTTTCAATCTTGAAAAATATTCTATAAAAGAAGATGATAATACTTGGTTACTTGTATTTTCTAAAAAGAAGATTGTCGCCTCTATTATGATAGATAAAGATAATAAGTTATGGAATGTGTGTGTAGCTAAAAATTACAGACAGCGTGGAATAGCTAAAGATGCCATTAAATTTGCCGTTAAATATATATGCGATAAGAAAGGAAGTCCTCCTGTGTTATTAGTAGATAACAGGAGTAAGGACGCTAAAAAATTACTAAAGATGTATACAAGCTTTGGTTTCGAGATAGTTAAAACCGATGAAAATCATACTACAATGAGCTATACTTGCGAATAAATTGATTTTTTTAACATACTTCTTATATATGTTAAAATGTACGACTATTTTCTATTTCTCTTATGTGTAAATGTTCTACTTATCGATGTTTATAGTCGAGTCCATAATAAATTTGACGTGTTTGTATTTAGCGTCTTTTTCACCCTTTTTCTTTATTTCTGGGTAAAGATTGCGAACATCCCACCTGAGTATTTAGAAAAGGCTTTGTATCAGGGTAATGCTTATTTATTATTTATTTATTGATACAATCTTTATACTTGACACCTGTAAAGCACTTTGGTCGTGTGACATTTTTACTGTCGCAAGTGTCGTAAGATTTTTTGAAATAAGTGGGTAGATATTTTCCTTTCTTACATTTTTTAGGATCTACATAACACCAAGATTTTTTAGCCAAGAAATACGTCGGTCCGCAATCGCTTTCACAATAACAACCCATAGAAGTTTTTACTCTGGGTTTACACTTATCTAAACATAATACTTCACCCTTATCTGTCCGTTTCTCAACGACTTGCTGTAATCTTAGATTCTTTTCACGATTAGTTAGGCGTTGTTTATTTATATCTTTCTTAATTTCTCTTATATGTGTATCTATAAAGTCATTCCACTCTTTCATATCAGCTTCTGTTTCTACTACATCTATGTAAACAGCTGCATTTCGGAGAACTTCTAATTCTTTTGCCTGTCCGTATATAATATAGTATAATAATTTTCCTAATGATTTCTTGCCTAAATTAAGTATAATTTGTTCAGAAATTCCTTTGCGTATAACTGTTGTAAGAACACCTTTGTAGCCTCTTATATTAAATTTTATGTTAAACATATTTCCAGCTATAACTCTGTCTAACCCTTCAGACATATTTTCAGCTAGACCTTCTGATATGCTTGTTATGTTTTTGCTTATCGTAAGATCTTGGTGTAGAGTAAGGTTAAATTTTTCCGCGATATAATTAAATTTAGCTCGGTCTGTTTCACCTAAAAGACAGAGATAGAATGATAGGTAGAAAAATATGCTGAGAAGAGGGTTTTGTATTATTACTTGGTATAATTTTTTCAGGCCACTGTAAGTTGTTAGATAGTACATAAACCAGGTAGAAAATATGTATTGATAGATTAGGATGGCAAAATTCACGGAAATAAATATAGATTTAACGGCATTTTCTTCTGAAAGATACGCGGTGATATTTTTGTGTATAAAACTAGAAGATCTTAGAATTTTTCTACAAGTGTATAAAGAAATCATATCTTCACTGTAGAGTAAAAACGAAAAAAATTTATTTGAGTATTTAACAAGAGTCGAGAAGTTTTCCGCTTGTTCGTTTCGCTCGTTCATTTATAATAGTGTTTAAAAGCGAAAACTTTAAAAAAAAATATGCCTGTCATTTTCAAAGCTAAAACACGTGAAGGCTATGCATTTAAGGTACTTGCCGAGCTTCTTCAAAATAATATAAAAACTGCTTGTTTTGAAGTCGACCAAAGTGGAATTCGTCTTCGCATGATGGATCACCATAGAACTATTCTTATTGATTTAGAACTTGAATCAGATTCTTTTTCCGTGTATAAATACAAATCTTCTGAAAAACTCTATATCGGTATAAATCTCACCCACTTACACAAGATGTTAAAGTCCATAAAGAAGCGTGATTCTATCCAACTATTTATAGATGACTCTTCTCCGATCGATCTAGGTATAAAGGTTATTCCCAAAGAAAATAACCGTGTAACTACCTCATTTATAAAAATCCAAAATATCCAAAATCTAGATATTGATCTTCCAGAAGGTTATGGAAAGCCTGTTATTGTACCTTCTGGGGAATTTCAGAAAATGTGCAAGGGTTTAACACACATTTCCAACTTAACTCATATCACATCGAAGGGCTTTCTTATCCGATTTTCCAGCGATGCAGGTGGGGTAATGAAGAGGTCTACAGAGTTTGGAGAAACGGAAGATTCCGATAGCGATACGGAAGATAAAGAAGACGATAGTCCAGATTACGAAGAAGATTTTGATACTGAACAGCTGACAAGAATCACTAAACTAGCTGGTATGGGTGGAACAATACAAATATACCCTAAAAATGAAAATCCCTTACTGTTTCGCTCTACGGTAGGAAGTTTAGGGAAAATTTCTATCTACTTGAAATCCAAAAATCTACAAGAAGTTGAATCCCGAGCGGTAGAAAGTGAAGATGAATAAAGATTTAAAGTTCTTATTTCTAATAAAAAATAAGAATGTCCGTATTAATTTCAATGAGCAATCCAAATACAATCTATTTACATGATGATGAAGATCTTACCCGAGATGACTGCTATAAAGACCCTCGAAAATACAATAAAATTTTACCAATCTACTTAGCAAGTAGGAAAAATTTTCTTACCGATTCTGTAACTGTTGAAAGCCATAAGAATGAATACTTTGCCTTTGAACGAAAATTTAACCGATACTGTTGCTTAAACTGTCTCCGATATCTTACCGTAGATATGGATGTTTGTTTGACTTGTCATTACTTTTATTGTAAAAGTTGCAGTGATTTACTTAGTATATGGCATAAATGTCCTATCTGTAAGTAACTATTTGTAAAAATACAAGACACCGTGTGTTTTAACGTTAGGTCTTTTCCTGTCGTTAATCATATCTGTATATGTTCCTACAGGTGTTATCTTTTCAGATGTATCATTATAATAAAACCATTTCCCATCACACTTGATATAACAAGTGTAATGTTCTCTATCGTGAACGACAACTGCATAGAGACCGAGATTATTAATTTTTTCAGAAGGGATTATAGAAGTATACGCGCGTTCCTCTCTATCTTTTTTCATATTATAATATAATCTATTTACGTAAAACATAACAAAATCATCTGGAATTAGGTAAGAAAAATTTTCTATTCTTCTTCTGTACAATTTTCCATCTGGTCCTCTGATTAAGTTATCATCGTCAAGAACTGCATCTAAACTATAAGATACGTAATGTTCTATAGATACACCAGGGATTAAGTTTTCTGCTGATATATTTATAATAGGAGGTACTATTGTTACATTTTCAGATGATTTTACAAGGTCTTTTGTCTCTTTTTCTAAATCATTTGTAACAAATGTCTTTTTCACAGTCTTCATAGTATTAATTTCGAAAATATTGAAAAGATACTGAACAAACTCTCCTGCATCTTGAGTTTTAGTTTCGTGAAATTTCTGCTTAGATGCACTTGGACAAATTTTTATTAATTTTCTTAAATTGGAACAATATTTAGATCTTTCATTTTCTGGTATCTCCCTTCTCATAGACTTTGTTATCTTTACCAATTCATCCTGTATTTTTCTACGATTAACAAAGTCTACATCTGAACTATCTCCACATTTTATTTCCCTTCTCTCACTATATGAGATACTCTTCAAATCTTTTTCCAAAATATTGTTGTTTGTAAACTCATTTGGCAACGCAAATAAGGCTAGTAAGGTACTATCTTGGTAACAACTATTACCTGTGTATTTTAATCCTGTAATTTTACAGACATGTTCGGTATCTCTGGCTTCGCTGGCTCCCGAGTCGCTGGCTCCCGAGTCGCTGGCTTCGCTGGCTCCGGAGTCGCTGGCTCCCGAGTCGCTGGCTCCGGAGTCGCTGGCTTCGCTGGCTCCGGAGTCGCTGGCTTCGCTGGCTCCGGAGTCGCTAATTCCAGATCCCGTATCGCTGGCTTCGCTTTCTTTGATTACCGATTCATCTTCTATTTTTACACGACCTACATAAGGTTTTAGGTAGTCTTGGGAATCAAACCAATGATTTAACGCGCCACTAGATAAGAATTTATGGCGAAGAAACTTATCTTTACGCATGGCATAACATAGAGATAACATAATCATTCTAGAAAGTATTTTCATATCTATTTTATTCAAGAACACCATCATCCTTGTTAGCCTCTTATAATTATGTTCAGAATATAGACCTATATAAACACCCTTTTCCATTCTTTTTAGATTCTGAACTTGAACAACGTCATCTTTAACTATAATGTAGCCATAGAAACGCAGCATTCTCACAACGGCTTTTAAGACGTTGGCGCGGATAGTCTTATCTGTTTTAAAAATTTCAATGTCATCTCTAGATAATTTTGGAGCGTTTTTATTAGTACCACCTGTTTTATCTGGAAAAAGCCACTGAATAAAATCATGTTCTACTTCTAATTTATAGTCAGGCCATTCTAGAATTTCAGAAAACTTATAATCTTTTTTGTTGTTTGCTTCAATATTGTTTTTATAAAATTCTATCAAAATCATTTATATAATGTCATATAATTATATAAATGTTATTACCTGATTAAAAAAAATTATCTATATAATAAATGGCTCATCTTCTTGTTGAAGCTCTTATAATCGGTCTCCTTACCGCTATAGTAGGTACTATTATATCTACTCTTTTCATGCTCCCTTCCAAGTCCTTCTCTTGGAAAAAGTACACATTCTGGCCTCAAGTAATGGCAGCTTATTTTGTAACGGGATTCCTATTACATCTCGGCTTTGAAGTAAGCGGTTCTAACAAGTGGTACTGTACCCACGGAAATGCCTGCAGAAAGAACTAATAAGATGGAATAATAATAGTTGGATTTACATTTAAACACTCGTTTAAAAATTTTTCAATAAAAGGTATAACATCTGCACATAATCTTTCTATATTTACATAGTTATAATTAATATTGGATTTGTAGATAGTATTTAATAATTCAATTATAAATCTGATTTCAATATAAATCATATTATTTTTCCCAATTGTCCATTCACCAAAATCAAAAGAAGGTGATTGTTTAAATGAAATTGTTCCTTCCGTTTCAATAACATCTGGCAAGTTTCTAGCCCATGAGGGAAACACATTCACGCTCTTAAAATTACCATTTGGATTATTATTAACTATAGTTAAGGGAGATAATAAAAGCTTACTATAGCCTTGTATACTATACTCTTGTATACTATACCCTTTTATAGGATTGAATAGGTCACGTCTAAATATCCTAATAATTTCTATCATATTATTATCATTATCATATTGCTCAAGATAATCTAGATATTCACGAACTTCTTTTTCTGGACTTCCTATAGATTCATAAATTATACGATAATTTGTTCTTATTTTAAACCCAAAATAAGCTTTTTCATATGTTTGTTTTCTATCTCCTTTGTGGACAAACAGACATAATATATAATACACAACAAGTATAAGAAAAGAAATAATATTTAAATCTCTAATTCCGTTATCAGCACAATAATAGCCAGTTATAGAATACGCCTGAAAAATTGTAAGTAAAGTCAGATTTGGATTAGAGTTATCGTATAATAAACTAGTATTCGAAAAAATAGAAATTATATACTTAAGTTCTACTCCTATTGTCATTTGGGGAGTTCCCGCTGTATTCTCTAAAAAAAATTCATCTGTATACCCAACTCCACGCTTCGTTATTGTTTTTGCACAATCAAGAAATTTCCCATTTTTTGAATATATTAGAATATCATAATAATTTTCTCCTATTTGAACTTTTTTAGAATTTATAATACGCTTCCATACTTCTACAAAACGTCCACATGATTTTCTATACTCCTCTATACTAAATTGTTTTTCATCTTTACTTTCAAATGGTCCAAATTGCACTTCTAAGGAAACAAGACAACCATCTTCTTGTTTCGGCTGCCAGGATTCTAAAGTCATTGTTACCGTATTTTCTCTATTTCTGTAAAAAGGAACCTTAATAACAGTTCCTTCTGGTAACTTTTTATCTGGCAAAAAAACCAACACATTTGTATCCCATTCTACTCCAAAAGAAGTCATTTATAATAATGAAAGTATTTTATAAAATGGTAAAAATAGCATTTCATGATATGTCCTTATCTGTAAGAGGATCATCCATCGCTGTCTACGATTACGCTCATTACAACGAAACCATTCTCCTTAATTCTAGCATAATAATTATCCCCTACTCAGATAATAATGACCCTGTAGTCTTAAAAAAATTCTCCTCCCATTTCCCTCTCTTCTTTTACAACACCCAGGAAGAACTCGAGAGTATCCTGACACGAGAAAAATGTGATATTTTATACTGCATTAAATAAGGAAAAAATGACGGTATAAAATCAGAAAAAATAAAAACTGCTATTCACTGTGTTTTTGACATGTCAGAACCACACGGAGATATCTATGCTGGTGTTTCAGAAACATTAGCTAAAAAATTTAACAGACCGCTTTACGTGCCCCATATCATCAGCCTAGAAAAATCAAAAAAGGGAGAAAATTGGAGACAAGCACTCGGTATACCAGAAGAAGCTGTTGTTTTCGGTCGCTATGGCGGAGTTGATACAATGGACCTAACTTTCTGCTGGAGAGACATAGAACTCATCCTAAACACAAATAAAAACATCTATTTTCTATTTTCCAACACACCGCAAATGATCTTACATCCCAATATAAAATACATGCCAAAAGTAATCACAGATGAAGAAAAAAATCGGTTCATTCACACTTGCGATGCTTATATAGAATGTGGAAGAATTGGGCATACTTTTGGTATAACTATAGGGGAATTCAGCATAAATAACAAGCCAATTATAGCGTATAAAGGCTATCCTATTGTTTTCAGACATTCTCATGGAAATGTAAAAATAAACGGAAATATATGGACTGGTGCACATATAGATATTCTGTCAGATAAGGGAATATATTACAAAGATGAAAGAGAGTTTTACAATATTATGAATGAGTTCAAAAAAGAAGATTATAAAAATAAAGATCTTAATGCTTACAACGAGTTATGAAACAATTCCATTCTGTGTTTATTTCAAACTTCTCTTAGCTGTATTTCTCAGAAGCGGTGGTTTGGTAATAGGCTTTCTTTTTTCTTCCATTTCTTTACTCTTAGTCCAATTGTCAACTAAGGGTGATCTAAATTTAGTAGAATCTCGAGAAATCTTTGATTCTACCGATTTCTCCCGTTTAGGCCGTTCTGCCTTGGTCTCTCTGGGTTCTACTCTGGGTTCTACTTTGGGTTTCTCCCTTTTAGGCTCGTCTGGTTCCGGTCTTTCCTCTTCGCTTTCCCTAAGGAGTAGTTTATTTCGTTCCAAGCTCTTTTCCATACTTTTAATATCTATGTTAGAGACTAAACTACCGTTATTTTCCATGGAGAGAAATGTTTTGGCTGCTTCCATTTTTTCACTGGTTTGTTTGAGCTGTCTTTTAAGGGCGGTTAATTGGATTAGATATGGTTGTGCTTGTTGGTATGTTTTTACTATATCTATTCTTAAACGTTCTATATTTAGTTCGCATTCTTTAATCAAAGAGTCTAATTGGTCTGCTCTCATATCTATCAACTTTTCACAGTCGAAAGGTTCATTTTTAGACATTTATGTTAAATAGTGAAATTATTATATTACAATAATAATTTCTTTAGAAAACTTTCCTTCGCTTTTCTATACCCTAAACCACCACTTGGACACTTTTCGCATGGCGGGATGAAATAATACTTTCTAAACCATCTCTGTATCGTTGTTGCAGTATCGGATAGTTTTTCACTTATAGGCTTAGCATACCTTTCCAACCAGTTCAGCAAACACAAACTACATAGTGGCTGAAGCTTGTAAAATGTTTCTAAATCTTTTCGGAACAGATATGACACTGTTATATCTGTGTTTGTATACACCCCGTAATAGCCTGTGATAAAGGGTAAATCAAAACCCCCGCAACCTTCGCAATGAACATACTTCTTATCGTTATTTATCAGAAACTCAACGGCGGTCATTGTATATTTTGTTGAAATTAATAAAAAAAATCATTTTATAATATATTTTATTTGCAGTTCCATCCAATCGTGAAGAGCTTGTGCAAACTCTTGACTTCTTTGCTCTTGGATTTGCAAGGGTAGAGTTTTGGAAACTTTCCTAGTTTCCCATGAATCTTTCCCAACTCGATAGCTCGAATTGCAATCCCGTCTAGAATTTCAGTCAGAGTGCCCCAATCGTCTTCGTATTCTTGTGTTCCATCAAACAAACAGAAGATGCAATGTCCTCGAAACATTGTCTTTGTAGGATCTCTGTCTGGGCAGAACTGACATATCTTTTCTTTGTGATGGCTGCACTTGATGAAGTTTCCTCCGCAATCTTCACATTCTTCGTCTTCATCCTCTTCATCGTCTTCATTTTCTTTCTTTTCTTTTTCCACCTCTTCTTCCTCTTCCTCTTCTTCCTCTTCTTCCTCTTCTTCCTCTTCTTCCTCTTCTTCCTCTTCTTCCTCTTCTTCCTCTTCTTCCTCTTCTTCCTCTTCTTCCTCTTCTTCCTCTTCTTCCTCTTCTTCCTCCTTCTGTTCCAAAAGCGTGATCTTGTTCTCCATATCTTTGATCTTGTTCTCCTGTTCCTTGATCATCAGGACAATGGACTCTACGGTCCAATCATTTTTGTTAGACTGATCAGTCATTCTATGTGTCGTTCTTTTTCTTTGAAGAAAAAATCAATTTGGAGTATAATATAATTATATTATATTAGTAAACGGGATGTAAACCCCTCTAATGAGTGTTTACACCGAGAATACTAAGTTGTAGGGTCTTTGGGTCCGAGGCTTAATGATAGGGTCCGATTAATGATAGGGTCCGATTAATGATAGGGTCCGATTAATGATAGGGTCTGATTAATGATAGGGTCCGATTAATGATAAGGGCTGATTAATGATAGGGTCTGATTAATGATAGGGTCTGATTAATGATAGGGTCTGATTAATGATAGGGTCCGATTAATGATAGGGGCTACTTATTCGTCATCAAGTTCCGAGAAATCAGAGTCTGAATCACGGTTTTCGACCTGCTTGGACTTAGTCTTCATAGCCTTGGACTTAGTCTTCGCAGCCTTGGGCTTGGTCTTCGGCTTCTCCTCTTCCTCAGCGTCAGACTCAGCGTCCGACTCTGAGTCCTTTTTGGACTCATTGAACGACTCCATCTCCTTCTTGTATCGTTCCTTTTCCTTCTCTGCCTGCTCAACCCACTTTGCACGGCTTTCCGTGTCAGCAAAGTCATCCTTCCACATCCGACCGAGTTCTTTGCTGATGTCGGTGCCCTTCAATTCTGGGTTGTCCGCCTTGACCTCTTCCCTCTTTTCCATGCTGAAAAGTAGGAATGCGGTCATCGGGCGCTTGGGAGCACCCGATTCTTTGCTCTTGCCCTTGCCATTGGACCCCTTGGAACCCTTCCGCTTGGGTTTGGAAGCCTCCAACTTGGCCAGTTCCTCGTCAGAAGGGCGAACGTAGGACTTCATCTCTTCATTGTAGTCTTCCTTTGCTTGCTCAGCCTTCTTGACGTACTTCTGCTTTTGTTTCTCAGACAACGCCTTCCAAAGCTGTCCAAGTTTGGAAGTGACCTCAGTAGCCTTGAGTTCGGGCTCTGCCTCCTTGACCAGAACACGCTTGTCTTCGCAGAAGAAGAGGTAGCTTGACTTCGGGCGCTTGGGAGCATTGGGATCCTTGGGCCGCTTCTCACCCTTCTTGCCCTTCTTTCCCTTTTTGCTCGCCGCGAGCTGGATGAGTTCTTCGTCAGAGGGACGGACGTAGGAACTCATATTCTCCTTGTAGGACTCCTTGGCTTCCTCAGCCTGCTCGATGTACTTGGTTTTGTCGGAGTCGGAAAGAGCCTTCCAAAGCTCTCCCAGCTTTGAAGTGATCTCTGTTGCCTTGAGATCAGGGTAGTCTTCTTTGACATCGTCACGCTTGTCTTCACAGAAGAAGAGGTAGCTTGACTTCGGGCGCTTGGGAGCGTTGGGGTCCTTGGGCTTTCTGTCCTTGCTTGACTTGCGAGTTGCCTTCGGGATGTTGTTCTGGATAGCGTCGATGAGCTTGGTCTGTACTTCGTCCGCCTGGAAAGCCTGAATGACGTCGTCGATCTTGATCTTGCCCTTGATAGCTTGAGCTTGTTGTTCCTGGAGAAAACCTGTAAACACAACCTTGAGAGCCTCAACGAGACCCTCAATATTTTTGGGAGTGGAGATGGTTGCCATCGAATAAGGTATTTAGGTCTAGAAATAAAATTCAATTTTTTCGGGGTATTTTTCCTGTATTTTTACAAGTCCAAAACAGGGTTTTGGAGGTTGATTAGACCCAAGTACAAACTCGTTCGAGCCCCTATAGGAGTCTGTTTTGGAACCCGATCCAAACCCGGGTTTTTGAGCCCTATAGGAGCCTATTTTGGACTTGTATTTTTTCTAGTATATATGGAGTACAAATTGATTTTTTTAGATTAATAGAGTAGTAAATGGTGTATAATGTCTCGAATCAATCGAATCAAATTCGATCTTGGGGAAACCCAGGGTCGTGAGTGGCAGTATGAGGACGACGCACAGGACAACCAGGACTACACCCAGGACAACCAGGACTACACCCAGGACAACCAGGACCAGGACAGCGAATATGACAGCTGGGAGGAGATGTACAGCGAAGACGACGAAGTCAGCGAAGTCAACAAGCCTGAAGTCTACGTCGAGGAGCCACAGCCTGAACAGCCTCTGACCGAGGAAGAGGTTGCTGTTCTGAAGAGCCTTGAAGAGGCCAAGCGTCAAGCTAAGCAGCAGCCAACGGAGACTGATATGGAGGCGGCTTACAACGACTTCATCGCTCAAGTGGAAGCGGAAAAGAAGGAGAAGGAGGACTCGATGATCCGCGAAATTTCCATTTGGGTGTCGAATGGAAATCAGGTCAAGGGAGAGACTTTGGAGGAGCACTACACATACATGACAGAACAGAAGATCGTACAGGAAAAGGAACGCAAAGAACAGGAAGAGAAGGAACGCCAAAAGCAAGCAAAGAAAGCGGAACAGGCACTTATCGCCGCCCAGAATCGGCGTTCTTTCTGGGATATGGAAACTACACGAAAGCAGAAGGCAGGAAAGACTAGACCAGCACACACGAATGGACCTAACAAGCTTGGTCATCTTCAAGGAGAGAAAGAGAAGCTGCGGAAGAAGCAGCTTGAAGCAGCCGAAAAGATGAAGGCTGTTGAAACTCTCAAGAGAGAGAAGCGTTCTCAGATTCTCCTGGCTGAAGAGGCCAAGAAGAAGGCTGAACGAGTCTCCTCCGTCGAGAATATCGAAGAGGAGAAGGATGAGAAGTTTGGCGAGGAGGAAGAGTACGTTGGCGTCCCTTTGAAGGAGGAAAGCCAGCTTGCCAATCTCATCAAGGAAGCCGTTCAGCAGAAAAAGGAGAGCGAAAACAAAAAGAAGCAAGAGAAAGATTCTTGGAAGAAAGTTGAAAAAGTTGAAAAGAAAAAGATTGTACAGACTGTTCAGACTGTCCTTCCGAAACCGACACAAAACAAGTACACAATGATGTGCAAGTCGATCACAAATCCGGCACTTGGAAAATGCCCACATGGAGCCAAGTGTCGTTTTGCTCACCGATTGGATCAGCTTGTACAGACTGAGTGTGCGTTCGGGCTGAAGTGTCGGTTCACAAAGCAAGTCAAGCCTGGTGTGTTTTGCAACCACCAAAACAAAGTGTGCACTTACTGGCACCCTGAAGAAACCGTCAACTCCTACGCCGTTCGTATCGGACTCAAGCACATGGTCTCAGTCTCCGCACCTGTCTCCGCACCTGTCTGTATTGTTCCTGTCTCTGCTCCTATCTCTGCACCGCCTACCAAGTTTGCTCCGTGGGCAAAGAAACCTACGCCTCCGGTTCCTCCTCGCAAGTCTCGATGGGACATCGCACCTCCGGTTCCTCCTACGCCTCCAATTCCTCCTCGCATGTCTCGATGGGACATTGCACCTCCAGTTCCTCCTACGCCTCCGGTTCCTCCTCGCATGTCTCGATGGGACATGTGAGAAAATTAAATAAATAAATAAAATATTATTCTATTTCTATTTCTCGTGACTTGTTATAATGTCTTTGCACTACTCGACTTGTGATATCGAAATAAACAATCAGAATAGTTCCAATAATGCTAAGTGCTATTAGGACCAATAGAGTAATTAGGACTCCATCTCCGCTGCAGCTATCTCCGCTAAACATGCAACAAAAACAAACGTCGCCTGAAGTCGTTACAATTATAAAGGACATAATCAAATAAAAAACGCCTAGTATAACATGGGTCATCACAAAGCCATTAAAGAAAACGTTTCCCCAAAAGCTTCCCATGTCCATAAAAAGTGATGTAGATGATAATGATAATAACAGACCAATACTAATGTAAGATGCCAGTAATAATAGTGAAATGCCGAAAATATATAGAGATAGTTCAACCCATAATTTACTTTGATTTTCGATATTTTTATATTTAATCTTGTATGGTGCGTGGCAAATCTCACAACTAAAATTAAACTGGTTGAATAGTCCAGGGATAACTACTCTGTTATTTTTTGTATCATACCATTGTTTTAAACATTTCTTATGGACATACTGAGTGCTACCTTTACAACGACAAGGAGAAATTAAATCACTTTCATTTTCGTCAGATAAACAATAGCGACACGAGCGACCTGAACTTATTTGGATAAATTTAGTTTCTTCCATTTTAGAATGATTTTAAAAGTAATTTTAAAATCAATTTGATAGAATAAATGGACTTTGATTATGAGGATGAGGGTCCTGCTATGGAAGCAGAAGCTAAGGCATTTGAACGCGTTGGAGCAAGTGGTAAACTAGCTGAACTTCTTTCAACTCCAATAGATGACATAAATAAGCGCAGTGCTATTTCTCCAGAAGATAGATTTCTTATAAACACTGATGCTTTTTGTAGAAGACTAAACGCTGAAAATATCTATAGACTTTCAGAGACAGATATTAATACTATTTTAGACAAAACGACAGATGTCTTAGGGTTAAAGTATAAAAATTTCGTTGCATATGTCTTAGGGTATATAGCTAGTCAAGGAGGTCAAAAATTAAAGGTAGATAAGGTGCAAAATGTAATCACTAATATCTTACCTAAATTAGGAGATGAAGGTGGTGTTTATCCAGCCGATGTGGTCCGCTATGCGAGATATTGGAACAAATTTTTATAATTGTTCTCTAAGTAGTTTTAAGTATTTTTCCCAATTTTCCGAGAATAGTTTTGAAGAAGATTCTTCCTGTTCTTGGATAATTTCCTCAAGTGAACATAAAGGTCGTTTTAATATAACTTTACCTTTTAAAAAATCTATACCTTCTATACTTTGAATTTTATCATCTTTAAAGACGATGTCTTTGGCTGTGATTGTTTTAAACATTATAGAAAGAAGGATAACAGAAAGAAGGTATTTGCAGGTTTTTATAGAAAGAGAATGTTTTCTTTTCATATCTATAACGTATTTTTCATACATAATATCTTTTATATTTTTTCTTCTGATGTTACACCATTCTTGTCTAGATTGTTTAATATTTTTTTCTAATTCATGAAAATCTAGCTTTTTTTGTGCTTTTTCTTTATGAGATAGAATTCCAAGTTTTTCGGTAAGAAGATTATATATATCGTCGTAAAGAATTTTACAATCTTTTCTTTCAATCTTGTAAGAAAACTCTTTATTTTTAAAACTACAACAAAGAAACCCTTTACTTATATATGTACCATAGGGTGGTTTACCATATGCTAAATCTTCAAACACATTTTCCCAAAAAATATCATCTGCATACTGACAACATTCTAAAAAAACTGGATACACTATCTCTCTCTTCACTGGCATTTATTATAGACTATATATTTTTAACTTAATATAAAGTCTAAATTTCTCTATAGAAATGTCTACTTGCGCAAACTGTCCATCTGTATTATTTATTCGTGATGATCCAAACGCCGTAATTCCTACTAAAGGCACGCCGTTTTCGATCGGTTATGATTTAACCTGTATTTCAGTCCTTAAAAAGATTGGAAAACTAACAACTCTTTACGATACTGGTCTTCGTGTAAAACCTCCATGTGGTTATTATACGGAAATTCTACCGAGAAGTTCTCTTTCTAAAACTGGCTACATGTTAAGTAACTCTGTAGGTGTAATTGACCCAGACTATACAGGTCGTCTTCTTATCAGTTTAACTAAGGTTGATGAGTCTTTACCGGATTTGGAACTTCCATTTGTAAGATGCCAATTAGTATTACGAAAAGCAGAATTTTATTCGATGATAGAAACTACAGATATAGGGGAAACTGAACGTGGGTATGGTGGGTTTGGAAGCACAGATAGGGTTTAATAGGCTCTAGAATCTAAAGAAGGGGAAGGTAGAATAGGTTCAGAAGAAGCGGATGGATAATATTCTATTTGTTCCTGTTTATTCTTCTTTAGGAAAAATAAAACAATCGGTACAATAATCAGTATTGCTAATACTACTATGATTATTATACCGTATAAATTAGATTTTTTACTAAATGTGCTTTCGTCTTCTTTACTTCCTACCAAAATAGCTATATCTTCACCAGTTGGGTATGTCTGAGCCAACCATATTTTATCTAGATGAGAAAGTTCTGTATTAAAAGGAAGCTTTGTTTGTGGCATAAAAAAGTCCGGAGGAAAGTAATAATGCATAATAGATTTAGCGTCATATTCACTGGCATTTAATTGCATCATAGGAACAGGTGAAAAAACATTCGAGTCTATCTGGTCATCGCACCAACTATTGGGAGGACCACGTAACCAGTTACGAACAGCTGCGCAATTCCAAGGTAATGCAGCGTCTTCTCTATTATGTTCATGTATCATACCCAAGGCATGTCCAAATTCGTGAATAACTACAGTTGCTTTACCTTTCGATTCACGCTTACCTTTTGATTCATCCGGAGTATCTAACCATCCTAAATTCATAGTTGGTCCATTTCTATCAAACATAAGAGAACCTGAACCTAAAGCAGAATAAGCACCTCCGTCTGGATCAAAAGTAATCCTTATATCAGCATTAGATACAGGTTTATAATCCCATTGGAAATTTAAACTAATTAAACGTGCTGGTTTGCCATCTGCATCTTTGCCTCCATATACAATATATTTTTCTACAGAATCTCTAACCCATTTTGCCTTGGAATCAGAATAGTTTTGATCTCTTATAAATCCAACTGTTATAACCTTTTTACTCGGAGGCCAGATAACACTCTTTAGAAATGCAGCTCTTAATTTTTTAGGTGATAATGCTTCTAATTTGGAAGGAGCCATAAGATTAGATAATTGCATTTTAACATCTTTTACACTTCCCAAACCTAACGTTGTACATACCTTAGGATTTTCTAATTTAACATCACGACCTTTGCCTCCTTTAGTCCATGGACATGTATCTTTTCCATTCACATGACATTCGCTACTTTTTCCATTAGTTAATACACAACAACCTGCGTATTTTGCCCATTCCGACTTTTCTGTAGGGGTAGGAGGCTTAGGGTCTGGTTTAGGAGGTGCTGGTTTAGGCTTAGGAGGCTCCTCTGGCTTAGGAGGTTCTTCCTCGCCGTCATCACCTTCCCCATCATCACCTTCCCCGTCACCACCATCTTCCCCGTCACCACCATCTTCCCCGTCATCTCCGTTTGTAGAACCTTGTTTCTTCTTAGTAGTTTTCTTCTTAGTAGTTTTCTTCTTCTTCTTTGTTTTTTTAGTAGTTTTTGTAGATTTATGACTCTTGTCAAATAGCATTTTATATAAAACTTCTTGCAATGCAAAAGCAATTATTAGAGCAAACAATATGTAAATAATAATCATTTATTATATGACAAATTAAGTTTTCTGGAAAAAATGTTCTCAGGTAATGCTATCGTTGCGGAATTACATATAAATTAAAATATATTAATATACAATAAATGCCTAGTAAAATTATTGTATATCTTAAAAAATCAAATAGACCCGGTAAAAAGTATATGGTCTTTGTAGATGGAAAAACCGTTCACTTCGGAGCTTCTGGAATGTCCGATTACACCAAACATAAAGATAAAGAAAGAATGAAGCGTTATTCAGCTCGTCATAGTCGCGGTGGAGAAACATGGAGTAAATCTGGACTAAAAACTGCTGGATTTTGGAGCAAATGGTTACTATGGAATAAACCTACCATTTCTGGTAGCAAAAGAGACATTTCTTCTAGATTTAATGTTACTTTCAAAAGTGGATGGCCTAAAAAGTCTACACCTATGAGATACTCGCATAAGAGTAAGCGTAGATCACAGCGTAGGTCTCGCAAATCTAAGCGCAAATCTAAGCGTAGATCGCGCAAAGGCAAGCGTAGATCGCGCAAAGGCAAAACTAAGGTCAATAGTCGGTTCCGCAAGAGTAACCAAAAGAGTAAGCGTAGGTCGCGCAAGGGCTCGCGCAAGGGCTCACGCAAGGGCTCGCGCAAGGGCTCGCGCAAGAGTAACAGAAAAACTGGGAAAAAATACGAAGATTGTGTACTAAAAGTAAAGGCAAAGCAACCTAAACATTGTATGAAGAGAGGAAAATGGGTAGGTGGAGAAGGGTGTTATAATCCTTGGGCAATATGCACAAAAAGTGTAGGGAGGTATAATTAAACTGTTTAAAAGAAATAGCTTTGTTTTGTAAATATGTCAGTAACTAAAAAAACTTACTCTGTTGGAAAAATCAAACAACTAATAGATTTAAACGGAGAAAGCACTAATTTCGACGCTCAGTTTCGAATCGTTTCTAAAAATAAGGAACCGTTTGACATTTTAGTTGTAGATCAGACTACTCTAGATAACAATCCTAATCTTGAATATAAAAAAGCAGATGGAGAAATTTCGGGAAATATTGTTCACGATAAGAATGTCTACCAAAACTATTTTATCATTCTCAAAGCAGACCAACCATGCGAATGCGAAGTAGAAATCACAAAGAAAGAGCTCCCAAAGACTACAGTTATGCCTGTTCAAAATTCTCCAACACAAACTAAAAAATCTGAAAATACATTTAGTTGGGTAAACATAATTATCATCGCTGGAGTTGCAGGTATAGTTGGAATTTTATTTTACTATATGTATTTTGTAAGAAATAGTGGTTATAAAGATGAATCCCCAATGCAATCACGTATGCAATCTCCTGCTCATTCCCGTCTACACTCCCCTATGAATTCTCCTCGATATCAAGAATATTTGAAACACGACCTGGGATTACCTTCTCCAAGAGGAAGTGTAGTTTCTAGAGCCGAAGCTGTACCTAGCGCACCTAACGGTGGAGGTGGTAATAATATGTTAGAAAGACTTAAAAGCTTGAAAATGTAATAAAAATGGCAAGACTTAATGATCTAGATAATTTTATAGATGTATTTGGACCATCTGTAAGAAACATTTTAACAAGAACTACTAATAATATAAGAACGGGTCATATTCCAGTAGATATTGTTAACGAAGAAAATACTATATATATTTACGCTGAAATTCCAGCAGTTAATAAAGAAAATATAGATATAGATGTATTCAACAATAAACTAACCATTATAGCAGAAAAAATAAAAACATACGAAAATCCTACTGTATCTGAAATCAGATTTGGACGCTTTGAAAGAACATTAAATCTCCCCATTTGTATAACTAGAAAAGATACTGTTTCTGTAACATACACAAATGGAATTCTAAAAATAAAAATAAACAAGTTAGTTGAAGAAGAAAATAAATTCTCCATTAAACCAACCGATTAATTATATCTAGAAGATATAATTATATAATTAACTTAGAGTCTCTTGCTGCTGCATGTCGCAAAGTATAACATGTTCTCCTTCTCCAGTCATATCCAACTGCTTTGTCACTCATAAAATAAATATCCCCATGTTCTAGCTTATATTTATATTTTTATTTTCAATTTTTACTGGTCTAAAATCTACCGATAAATACTGCTCTTAGAAGCCTGTTGAAATCCCATCGACGAGAAGAATCTTCCAAGTTTCGTAGAGTTAAGCTCATTTAACTTACCCGTATTAAGTCTGTTGTTATAGATATTTACTAGTATATCCATCGCTATCCAAGGCTGCGCTAAAATCTTATTCATAACTACATCACCATCTATAGTTTCTGGATCTACATCATACACTGGTATGCACTGATTAGAACCGTAGCAGTTTCCAATACCCTTGCAACTATCCCCACTTGGCATCCATTTTCTGATTAAAGGAGAGTCAGCGACAGTAGGGTCAAAGGATTCGTAAACAGCGCTACAGTTGCTACTCATAGCCTTAAGAAAGCGTTCGGAAGCGGCGTTGCGAATAAGATTTTGACCGTTGTTTAATGCGCTTCCAAGACCGGGACCTAGACAGCTTCCATCGGCCATGTTACAGGAAGAAACCATGTTAGGAATAGTTCTTTGGGTATCGTTAGCCATGTATTCACAAACGCCATCCCATTTGTTGGCACAGTAGTTAGCGATAAAACGCTGGCATTGGGTATTGTTAGAGCCAAGTAATGAATTATCGCTACCAAGAGTGTGTACAGCGGCGGAATCTATGCCAGAAAGGGCACAATAAGTAATAGGATCATTTTGAGCAGATGTTCCTGCAGATTGTCCAAAATTTGAGATTATAGAATAACTCATTTATTAAGAAAAAAATTATAAATATTAGAATTATTCTGTATCACATTCTAAATCATCTGGATGATTTAGAAAAATTACTATATATAATAATTTTTATAAATTTCTAAATTTCTAAATTTTCTAAAAATTTGTAAACATGATTTAGATAATCTAGATCGCCATTTTAGAAAATTTCGTGGATAGGTGGTATATATAAAAATATAACACACACACATTTTTTGTGTGTGTCAGAAAAAATTTTTAGAAAACTTTTTCTAAAAACTGAAATGTATACTTTTGAAGATGAAAAGAGATTGTACTTATTTTTTCACCATTTTTAGCTATGATTAAAAAACGTCATAGTATGATGAAGTATGTCGTGTTTTAATCATACTTTTGCTTGGTATGATTAAAAAACGTCATACCGTCAAAAAAGTATGATGAAGTATGTCGTTCTTTAATCATACCAAGTATGATGTAGTATGATGTGGTATGACGTTTTTTAATCATACTTAAATATATAATATATATAAGAAATGTCTTTGTGTACTTATTGCAACAATAGTTTTAAAAATGAGAAAAGTCTCTATAATCACCTACTCAAAGCAAAATATTGTAAAGAAAAAAGAGGAGAAGAAGCAATTCAACTACAATGTAAACACTGTCAAAAAATATTCTATCATACACGCTATCTCTATATCCACGAAGAAAAATGTAATATTCAAGATAGATTTGAACAACTTAACAAACAAAATCAAACTCAAAAAGAAACTATTATTAAATTAACAACTCTATTAGATGAACATAAAGCTACTATCGAAAGATACGAAAATCAACATAAAGCTACTATCGAAAGATACGAATCTCAAATCAGAGATCTCACCTCTAGACTTGAAAATGTAGCTGTAAAAGGTGCTACGAAACCCACTAATACTAATATTATAAAGTTAGAATGCTTAACCGATGACCACCTTAAGAAATGTGCAGAACTTCTCACCTCTAAAGATATCCTTTCTGTCGGTGCATTAGCAGAATTCGCAAGTAAAAATACCTTTAAAGATCGCGTAGTTGTAAGTGACCAATCCAGAAAAACATTAACCTACAAAAATACAGAAGGAAAACTAACAAAAGATCCAAAAGGCAAACAACTAGCTATCAAGTTTTTCCTGTCTATAAAAGACAAAGAAAGTATCATGAAAGAAACTAGAGATAACATCATGGAAGAACTAAAAGCAGACCGTTCTCCAGCTGAAATACAAGATATCTTTAACAGAATGAATGAAATTATCAGCATCGAAAAAGGTCTGAAAACAGTTCCCGAAAGAGAAGAAGATGAACTAAAAGAAATATTTATAAATAAACTTTGCAACTTTCTTCCTAACGAATAATAATAAGTTAACTTATTATTATATTTACTCTTTACTCTTCCAATCTAGACGGCTTATCGTATTTAACACATACCGTGTAAGGATTTTCCGCTTCCAACTTACTCGTACTTAACTTATTGTATTCGGTTGGCTTCCGTTCAAAGAAATTAGACTTTGAACTCAGATTAATTCTCTCCATAAAAGGGAACGGACAACTCGCATCTGGATAAAGCTCCGGATACCCAAACTGAAGGACCAATCGATTAGCCACAAATTGGATATACTTTTTCATGCTATTTGCATTCATCCCTAACAAATTACAAGGCAAAGCATCAGTAATAAATTCCGTTTCTAACTCTACCGCCTCTTTTATAATGGCATGGAAAGTCTCGGTAGAACACCGTTGGTTTAACATTCCATATAATAATACTGCAAAATCAGTATGTAAACCCTCATCCCTCGCAATATAATCATTACTCTTACATAGTCCAGGTAAAATTCCCCTTTCCTTTACCCAATAAATAGCACAGAAAGAACCACTAAAAAAGATTCCTTCTACCGCAGCCATACCTACCAACCGTTCAGAGAAGTTTTGATTTCCATCAATCCATTTATAGGCCCATTGTGCTTTTTTAGCTACAATAGGGTCATTCTCAATACTGTTAAAAAGAGTATTTGCTTCTACTGGGTCAGAAATATAAGTATTAATAAGTAGTGAATACATCTCAGAATGAACATTCTCCGTAAATTTTTGGACATCGTAGGCAATACGAGCTTCCAAAATCTTCACATCTTTGCTAAATCGTTCAGCGAGATTTTCATTTACAATCAAGTCACTGGATGCAAAAAAAGCTAACACCTTTTTAAGAAAAGCTCTTTCATTATCATTCAGATTATTCCAATCATGTAAATCTTGCGACAAGTCAACATCGTGAGCATGCCAAATACACGCCTCTTGAAATTTATAAGCATCCCATATATTACTATATTTAATTGGAAGTAGCGTGTGACGCTTTGCTTCAGGAGTTAAGAGAAGTTCGGTTTCCATATCTTTATTATGTTTAATAAATCTAAAATTTATTTCATTTTTAAATTTTAGATAATCATAATTAACTACCACACGCTTCACATATCTGCTCAATCTTTTCAACCTTAACATTTCCCCGTTCCCTCTTCATCTTTTCTACAATTTCAGCCATTTCTTGCTGTTTTCTAGGGTCAATCGTAAACTTTTGAGGTGGAACAGCCGGCCTTGTATGCATATAGTAACATCCCGTTTTCAAGCCTCCTTGCCATGCTTGAAACATCAGATCTGTCCATAGCGTCTTTGTCAAAATATGTGTATACAGATTCAGACTCTGCCCTTGGTCTACAAAAGGTTGACGATCGATCGCTTGTTGAACTAATACCTTTTGATCTATCTCTCTCGATGTTTTATGTAAAGCTTTAATCTCATCTGGAATACCATCGATATGTTGAATACTTCCAGCGTCGTCTTTAGAAGCTAAAATGTAATCTCGCAAGTTCTTATTCCAAATTCCTAATTCATACAAGTCGTGAATCAAATACTTCTTAATAATAGTAAACTGTCCAGAAATTAAATCTCGATTGTAGAAATTAGAAGTATAAGGCTCAATACACTCATTATTTCCTAGAACTTGACTAGTCGTTGCGGTCGGCATAATCGCGACAAGAAGAGAATTTTTCACTCCAAACTCCAACACATGCTGTCTGGTGCTTTCCCAGTCAAACATACCACTTAACGCGTCAGATTTCAGACCGGCAAGTTCCCAGTGAAAAATTCCCTTTCCAATAGGAGAGCCTCCATTCCAATCAATTGAAGAATAAGCAGCGACTCGTTTTGGAATCTCAGAAGGAGACGTATAAGTAACCTTATGTGTTTCGTAATCATCTGGTGAGAATTTAGTTACTGTCACACTTCCCGTTTCTCTGCATTTCTTAGAAAGCTTCTGATACTCTTTTCTACACATATACGAAGACATTGTCACTGCTGCGTAGTAAATCGTTTCGAAAATATGTTTATTTAGACGCATTGCTTCTTCGGAATCAAAAGCGTATCGCATCTTAGAATAAACATCAGCTAGGCCCTGAACTCCGATGCCAATGGGGCGATGGCGTTCATTACCTCTTTTGGCTTCTACAACAGGTGAGTATGTTTTATCTACAACATTGTTAAGATTTCTTACAATTACCTTGACAACGCTAATCAACTTTTTAAAGTCAAACACAGGATTTCTAGGAAATTCATGATTAAGTTCTCTGCGTTCTGCAGCGTTCGTTTCTTCCTCTTCGCTATAAGAATCAGTTACAAACATAGGCAATCCGATGGAAGAAAGGACACAAGTAGCATATTCTTTTGAATCGGAATAAAGATAGACTTCGGCGCAGAGATTGCTACTTTTAATTGTACCGATATTTTTATGGTTGGAAAGACAGTTTGCAGAGTCGCTAAAACAGATGTAAGGAAGACCAGTTTCAGACTTTACAGCGTGAATTTCATTCCAAATTTCTTGGGCTGACATTTTGCCTTTGGCCATTCCAGCTTTCTCAAGTTCTAAATAACGTTCTCTGTAACGTTTTCCATATAGAACGGAAAGATCACCGCAATGTTGTGGGTCAAAGAATGACCATTCCTTGCCATCTCTTACGCGTTCCATAAAAATATCGGGAATCCAAAGAGCGGTAAAGAGGTCTCTGGCTCTTTCTTTTTCAATTCCAGTCTTTTTAACGATAGAAAGAAATTTCATTAGATCGGGATGGTGAGGCATGAGATAGATAGCGGCGCTGCCAGGTCGTCTGCCACCTTGGTTAAAGGCTAACATTCGGGTTTCGTAGGTTCTTAAGAAGGGAACGATTCCGGATGAGCGTCCATTAGTTCCTCTAATTTTAGCTCCGGTAGAGCGCCAGCTATTTACGTGAATGCCGATTCCGCCGGCCCATTTTGAGATTAAAGAAGCGTTACTTCCGGTGTGTTCGATGCCTTCAATGCTGTCTTCCGTTCCTAGTAAAAAGCAACTGGCTAGTTGTTGGCGGTTTCCGCCGGAGTTAAATAGGGTGGGAGATGCGTGGGTGTAATATTTGCGGGAGAGGAGGTCGTAGGTTTCTTTAATTTCGGAGAGAACGGTAGTAATATCGTTATCTAGGTTTGTGACTTGGATCGCTTCTCGCATAAACATATCTTGGGGGCGTTCGACGGGAGAATCGTTGACTTTGATACTGTAATTTTTCTGAAAGGTACGAATACCTAGAAAATCTAGTTCAAAATCTCTGGAGTAGTCAATCATATTTTCAATGGCGTCTTGGTGAGTTTCGACAAACTTAAAAAAATCTTGGGAGATGAGGGGAGAGGGTTTATTTTCTTCGTCTTTATTGAGGTAGGCACGTCTCATCTTGTCGGTAAAGCTTCGCATGGTTGTTTTCTGGTGATTATCGATAGCTAATCGTCCGGCAAGTACAAGATAATAGGGATTAACAAGACCTAAACTAGCAGCTACGTTAGCTGTATATTCATCGATTTGATAAGTAGTAATGCCGCTTTTAAGGGTTTCGCATACTTTGAGCATTAATTCATGGGCATTAACGTGTAATATTTTGGGGGAACGATTTGCTAAAGTTTTAAGGCGTAGGGTGATTTGATTTGTGTCAAGGGGTTCGCGTTTTCCAGTGCGCGTTATTACATACATATCTTCTTCTTCGGTCATGATTATTATTTATAAAAAATAATAATTTTATAAATTCAATTGTTTATTTAGCGGACTTTCTAGATTTTCTAGGCTTTCTAGATTTTTTAGGGGATTTAGATTTTCTAAGGGACTTTCTAGGCTTTCTAGATTTTTTAGATTTTCTAGGCTTTCTAGATTTTTTAGGGGATTTAGATTTTCTAGGTTTTCTAGCGGACTTTCTAGGCTTTTTAGCGGACTTTCTAGGTTTTCTAGCGGACTTTCTAGCGGACTTTCTAGGCTTTCTAGAAAAATTAAAATATGGTTGACATTTTCCTAGTTCATCTTTTTCATTTTTTTTATAACAATAACTAGATAGGCAATCATCGTCTTTACTACAAACAATGCCATCTTGTTGTCTCTCGTAAGGTTTACAATATCCTTTTACACAATTTCCGGAGCTACATTCTTCGTCATTATCGCACTGTTCGTTATTATTTTTTCTTTGGTGATATGGTTCTTCTGAGTCTTCTAAATTTATAATTGGATATTTTAACTCATCTAGATATATAATGTTTATAATATATGCAGTTATTTTTTGGACGAGTTCTTTTTGTTTCTTGGGGTCTTTTAATGTTGTAAAAGTTTGATGTAAAAAATTATCCATTATCTTATTTACGAAAGAATGAATTGTATTAGAGATATTTTCGCCTGGTGTTTTTTCTTGGGAGAATAATATTCTCAATAATGATAATTCTATATTTTTAATAATAGTTTCCAATGGTATATTTGGCAAAGTCTTTGAACAGTGTAAGATTAAATACAGCCAAAAATAACTATAATTAAGACAGTATCCTCTTCTGTTTTCTTTATATTCTGGTATATATCTTTGTATCCCTATCCCAGCTGGGGTTGAAGTTTTTTTATAATCTACTATGTTTAAACTTGTGTAATTATTCTTACTGTTATATTCACGTTTAATAGTTTTTAAAAAAGTGTCAGCATGTTCATGTATATAATTAGATCCATGAGGCTCGTATAAATAAAGATCTATAGTATTTTCATATTCTTTACTATCTGTATTATCTATAAAAAGCATATTTGCATGATTCTTGAATCCTAATAAATAACTACAGTAAGAATCTGTTTTAAGGTTATTTTTTAACTGGTCGGTAAAATAAACAGTATCAACAGAATCTATATCTACTTTATCGGAGCATTTATTTTCTACACCAGCTAAAGCATAAACCAAATCCATGTAGGTAGGTATTTTTAACTCTTTTAAATAGCTAGAATTATTATTAACAAAATTAGCTAGAAACCATAAAAAATCCCATCTAGAAATTTTATATGCTCGTTTATAATTAACCGGTACTATTTGTGGTGTACCGATATTTTTTTCAGTTTTTTTTAAACTATTTACAACTTCTTTTATGCATTCATAAATTAACTTGGTAGAGTCAGCAGCCATTTTATTGTTATGAAATATAATAAAATGATTAGTTTCTAGGTTTTCTAGGGGACTTCTTAAGCTTTTTAGTGGACTTTCTAGGGGACTTCTTAAGCTTTCTAGCGGACTTTCTAGCGGACTTTCTAGCGGACTTTCTAGCGGACTTTCTAGCGGACTTTCTAGCGGACTTTCTAGCGGACTTTCTAGCGGACTTTCTAGCGGACTTTCTAGCGGACTTTCTAGCGGACTTTCTAGCGGACTTTCTAGGCTTTTTAGGGGGATTTCTAGGCTTTTTAGGGGACTTTCTAAGGGACTTCTTAAGCTTTCTAGGGGACTTTCTAGGCTTTCTAGCGGACTTTCTAGGCTTTCTAGGTTTTCTAAATTCGGCAGGCATATTCACATGCTGAGAATCAGGCTCAAACTCGGACTCAGATTCAGAATCAGACTCAGAATCATCATATAAATCTTTTACAATATTATATACAGAATAATATTTAGATTTTGGCATATTATCTAAGATATACTTATTTATTTTTCTGTTGATTTTTTCTTGTTCTGGATACTTTAATCTAGCGACTTTATCCATAAATTCGGATACTATATTATTTACAAAGGAATGAACTATATTAGACATATTTTTATCTGGCGATCCTTTTTTTGCTAATATTACTTTGTAGAATAATTTTGTATTTTTTACAATATGTTCAATAGGTATATCCGGTAAACATTTTGAACAGTGTAAAATTAAGTAGATCCAAAAATAACTATAATTAACACAGTATCCTCTTTTATTTTCTTTTATTTCTGGAATAAAAAATTGTATTCCTTTATTAAGCGAAAAATCTTCATATCTTACTAGCTGTAAAGGACGTTTTTCATTATTAAGATTATAGTGTGTACTTATAGTATGTAAAAAACTCTTAACATCTCCATTTATATGGTCATATCCATGTGGCTCGTATAGATACATATCGACGACATCACTTTTGCTGTTGTCTATAAAAAGCATATTCACATGATTTTCTAATCCCGATTGAAAAATTAATCGAAGACTACAATAAGGGCTATTTTTTAGCTTAAGTTTTAACAAGTTAGGAATAACGTGAGGATTTTCAAGATACCGTTTAAAATAATTTACATTAAGTGAACATTTATTTTCTACACCTGCTAAAGAATAAACTAAATCCATGTAAGAAGGTAATTTTAGCTTTTCTATGTATACTAAATCATTATTATTAATGAAATTAGCCAGATAGAATAAAAAATCCCATCTAGGAATTCTATATTCCTTTTCACTATCACTAAATAACATTGGTGTATAAATATCTTTCTTACTTTTTTCCAGCTTATTTACAAGTTTTTCTATACATTCATAGATTCTTTGTTTATTCTCTAATTCTCTCTCTTTCTGTTCCCTTCTTTCTCTAAGCATAAATGCAAGTTGTTTTTCAAAATTGGGGTCCATTTTATTATTATGAAAATAATAAAAAGTCATAGAGAACTATATTTTCCCTTAAGATAAAGATGCCAGAACCTACAGATAAAGCCCTCTATAACCGTGTAAAAGCCGCCGCTAAAAAGAAATTTAAAGTGTGGCCCAGCGCTTACGCTAGTGGGTGGGTCGTTCGGGAGTACAAAAGAAGAGGTGGTAAATATACCGGAAAGAAAAACGTTCGTGAAGGCTTAGCTAGATGGTTTGCCGAAAAATGGATAAATGTCTGTAAGCTACCGAAAAAGGTAGCTTGTGGAAGACCTAAAACGTCTCTATCTACTTGGAAAAAGAAATACCCATACTGTAGGCCAAGTAAACGAGTCTCGCGTTCTACTCCAAGAACGGCAAAAGAACTGAGTAAAGAGGAGATTAAGAGACGTTGTCAAAGAAAACGAAAATCACCTATGAAAAAATAAGATAATTTTCTATAAATGAGCTTTACTGTTTCCAAAAATTTTATAGAAAATTACAAAACTGTACAAGGTCTTGTTTCCCCTGCCAATCTACAAGCCAACTCCGCTTGTGAAATAGATTTAGGCGTATCGACTTCATATACTCTATCACTATCTCAGCTATCTTCCGCTAACAATATCTACATCACGGGCCCAAACGCTCCTATAACACTTACTCTACCTTCTAATACCGACCTAAGTAAGCTATTCACTAATCCTGTCAAAGGCTCTTTAACTGACTGGTACATTTTTCCTAACACTTCTGGTCCCGGTGTAAATAACATAACAATTACCCTAACAAATCCCTCTGGAGCTGAATCGGTCACGTTATCTGGTGCTAGCATGTATAAATTGGCTATGCAAGTAAGCGACAACCCTATAGCTTTTGATTTACACTGGATTGCTTACAATAATAGTGTTGTAATGCCAGTCCCGTTTGTACAGACTGTTACAAATGCGTCTACTACGTTACAGTGGGAATATCTGAACGCTGGAACGGCGTATCCACCTTCCTTGTTACTTAATGGCTCTCTTTCGGGACCTTTAAGTTTAGCTTTAGATAATGGATTAAATTTGTGGAATAAACTATTTGGAAGTTCCAGTATGCCATCTGCTGGTTCCGTTTATTATGGAGATATAGTAATTACAAATAATACGAATAATACGGTAACTTTATCTAGTACTGTCGCTAACTCAAAGGGAGTGCTAAGTATAATTGGAGGGTCTGTAGCTGTAGCGACAAAAGCGTGTGTGCAACTAAAGGTTAAATTTTCAGCAAAATCTACGTCTAGTGCAACAGCGCAGGTTATAGCGAATGTGTTAGCCTTTACCGTGTAGTTTATCTACCAATTTTGTTATAGCTGTACTTATTAATTCTGCTTCCTTTGAAAATCCTTCTAAACGAAGCAATTGTAAAAATAATTTAAAATTAATGTTAACTGTTTGTAAACTTTTTAGTATAGACTTTTCAGACTCTGTATCGTTATTTTTTCTGGATATATACAAGCCTGTGTATAACTTTTTTATTTTATCTGAAAAATCTTTCAATTCTTGAGTTACAAATGAATCTATATTTCTTTCTTTTTCAAAAACATCATCCTCTTCTTCTTGAATGTCTTCCTTTTCTGGCATACATTCAGCGTCATCTTCTTTGTTGTAATCACGCTCTTTACATTTTCCTGTAATTTTAGAACAGCAGTGAGATAAGCAATCATCATTTTTTAGACAAGGGCCGGTCCTGTCATGCTGTTTAGAACTAACAGTATAACCTGTTGTGATGTCACCTTTTCTTATACGATGAAGTTCTATGGGAACAGCTGTATTTAAAATATCTGGATTATTTTTGAGTACACGTCTTAATATATTTGCGTGTAAGTTTTCAAAATATTTCTCTCTACCTGGCATATAAGTTTGTACGGTAGAGACGATATTTTCCGTAAAATTATAAATTAGTTTCGCTAGACTTTCTGGTTCTGGAACTAATTTAAGTACAGTCTTTTCTATGGTTGAGATTAACGTATTCAAGTCTATATTTGGAATCATACTAATACAATGTAAAATTAAGTAAAGCCAGAAATAACTATATATAATACAATATCCTATTTTATTTTCTTTTATTTCTGGAATAACCCCTTGTATTCCTTTAGGACAGGAGAATGTCTCTCGTTTTATAATATTCATAGGTTTTCCATATTTAGTATTATATGAAGTGGCTAGATTATATATAAATATAAATCCTTCTCTGGCGTATTTATGATAGGGGGAAGATCCGTGTGGGTCGTAAAGATAGAGATTTATGACGTCTTCTTTATTTTCTATAAAAAGCATATTTGCATGACAGTATGTTAAACTATTTATACGTTCTTGATCTGTTTTGTATTCTTTTTCTGGTAATTTACAAAATCTAATGTAAAGAGAGCATATCTTTCTATCTTTTATACGTTTGTGAAAATTTTCTAGAAAATTTAAATATTCTTGAGACTCTTTCATTGTAAATAATTTGTGTTCAGTATTGATATAGTAATTATTTTTTTCGATAAAACATGTGAGTTCGCCTGTGCAAATATCATGTATTCCTAGAGTAGCTAATCTATACGTTGCTTCTGTTAACTTATTCTCAGTCATTAGATCGGATACTATATAATAAGTATAGTTCCATCTACTTATAGAAATTTTTTTATTATTATATTTCAAGAATATTTCCATCGGAGTATTTAAATCTTTTGTGTTTTTTCGTAATTGTTCGACTGTAGAACGTATACAATTTTCCATTTATTATAAAAATGATATTTATATAATTGTATTTTTATAATAATAAATGGAAAGGTGTAGCTACTTTATAGAAGATAAGGCACTTTTTGGCAGCTTTCCAACCCAAGAAACAGTCCATCTCTTGGAAGATATTGGTGTTAGATGTTTTATAGATCTAACAGACTCGCAAGAATGTAGAATAACACCCTATTCTACGAAATACAAGTCCATAAAATATCCTATAGTTGACCGATACATACCTGAAAATTGGAAATCTTTTGCCCAACTAGTCATAACAATCTGCGATATTATTCACAACTTAGATAAAGGCGAAAAAGTCTATATTCACTGTAAAGGTGGACACGGACGCTCTGGAATACTAGTAGCTTGTATTTTCTGCTACTATTACTGTTTAATTCCCGATGATGCTCTTTATCATACCTCTAAATGTCATTCTAAACGTGTGGAAATGAGAGATAAATGGAGAAAGTTAGGTTCTCCTCAAGGAAAACGCCAAAAAGACTTTGTACATCGTTTTTTTCGTCCTCTTAAGTTTTCTAAACCAGAACCTTTTGGTTATACAGTAGGAATGCATAATCTCTCTAATCATCCTGTTACAATACCAGATATAGGTACTTTTCAAAATGCACAACTTGCATTTCAATATTACCGTTGTCCAAACAACAAAGAATATGTAGAAAATCTTTTACAAGGAAAATATAGACAAGACCTCTTACAGGAACACAACAGAGATTGGGAAGAGAATAAGATAGACTATATGTACAAAGTATTAGAATACAAATTTCGCCAACATGATAACCTGCGTTTAAACTTAATAAACACTGGTCTGAGACCGCTTGTAAAAGTTTCTTACGATACTTTTTGGGGAGATGGATACAATGGTCAAGGGAAAAATATACAAGGAAAGCTGCTAAACAAACTGAGAAATCAGTTTTTATTCGAAGATTTTTATAACTACTAAGTCAGTTATAAAATGTTTATTTTTTATTTTCTTTAGTTTCACCTTCCTTTTTTTCTATTTTTTCTATGTCTGGATAAGTTACTGGGTATTGTAACATTCGGGTATAGACGATGTTATAGATAGGATCATTTACTGGAAAAAATTTCTTGTTATCTGTTAAGATATCCATACTCGTTTGGCAACTCGCTCCGAGTTGTGCATAATTATAACTATAATAACTCATTTATATATAAAAAATATAAATCTAATAATAACTCATTTATATATAAAAAATATAAATCTAATAATAAAATGTCTTCGCTAACAAACTCCATACGTTATGTAGAATTCGATTCTAGTTTTAGAAACAGAAAACAATATCCAAATCCCGCTAGTTTCATCGTAGAAGCATCACAAACTGCACAAGGTGATCGTTTCACCGCTTTAGATCCAGTGTGTGACAGTTCTCCTATATTAGTATTTGATTTTGATTTTATTGATGACAATTTTGTAATTGGTAATACAATTACTGGTATAACAGTGAGTCCTACTACATTACCAAGTTTACAAGGAAATACATTATTTCAAATAACGACAGCTTTAGCTGGTTTTACATTTAGATTAATTAGAAATTATTATGTTGGTGCATCTCTTTCTATAACAAATGCAGGTATTACAACAGTTCAAAGAATAGTAGAATACCAACCTATAAACTCCCACAATGCTATCTTAAGAATAGATGCTCCTTTGCCTAATACTGTAATTGGACTTAACACTTTTCACATTGATTGTCCTACACCGTTGCCAACAGATACAGCTAATTCTGTTATAAAATGTTTTATACCTGGTTCTAATGATTGTAAAAGTGATAATTGCAAATTACAATTATATGGTTTAGGTGGAGATAATTATTATGTTAATTACTATATACAAGAACAAAGTACACGAGTATACAGGAAAATAATAGCATTTGATGCAGAAACTAGACTTGCTACGTTAGATGCAGATACTGGACCTCCTGCTGTTGGTACAGATTGGAACGAAGGACTTATAGCATTTCCAAAAATATTTTCTATTCGGAAAGAAATACCTATACGCGCTTTGCGTAATATATTTACAACAACTACACAAATTGAAATACAACAATTTGGAGACCCTTTATCTAATGTAAATAATTTTTACGTAGGTTATTTTTTAAGAATTCTTCCTAATGATGGTGGTGACCGAGCACCATATCCTCCTCCGTATAATGAAGAAAGACGAATAGTTGCATATGATGGAACAACGCAAATAGTAACAGTTAGCCCTCCATTTTCTGCTTTACCTTTACCGGGATTTTTAGCACTAGAACTAGAACCTTTTACCCGTGATAGTGCTATTCAATTTAACTTTACTGGTCCTCTCGTGACCTCCGACCAAACAGAAACGTACGAAGTTGAACTTCTTAACCTTGTCCTTCCCAACACCCTTTTAGAATCTGGAAGAGGTGGAAGAGCCATTTTCTATCCCTATTTCTATGTTGAGCTAAGACAGCTTTCTACCAGTACGACACAAAGCTTTAATGTTATCTATTCAAACAATCCTAATTCTTACAGGATGTTATTTAGGGCTATTGTAGATGACACTCCTATACCGGCAATTTCCCCATTTATAAAGATAGATGGCGATGGCATGGCACATACGATTAGAATAAAGCCTAACGATACGTTTAGATTTTCAGTTTACCATGCTAACGGTGAGCTATTTAAGACAGTTATAGAAGATTTCGATTCTCCAAAAGAACCAAATCCGTTGGTACAAATTAGTGCTTGTTTTTCGTTTAAGAAGGTTTAAAAAATATAGTATATAATAAAATGTCTTCGCTAACAAACTCCATACGTTATCTAGAATTCGATTCTAGTTTTAGAAACAGAAAACAATATCCTTTGCCATCCACTTTTGTAGTAGAAATGTCTCAATCTGCACAGGGTGACCGTTTCACCGCTTTAGATCCCCTTTGCGACAGTTCTCCTATATTAGTTTGGAATACTACTTTTGTTGAAGGTGGTACAGCTAATACCATTGCTAGCATTACTGTAAGCTCCTCTACATTACCAGGACTTGAAGGTAATACTATATTTAAGATTAGTACAGTTGCTCCTAACAATCTTAGACAAGTCCGAAACTACTATGTTGGTTCTCCTTTAGTTACTACGAATGGGGGTGTTACTACTGTTCGTAGAATCATCGAATATTTACCTCTAAACGCAAATAATGCTATTGTAACATTAGATTCGGCATTACCAGACGCTGTTATTGGCTTAACTAATTTTCATATAGATAATCCTACCCCGTTGGCTACAAATACTGCAAATAGCGTTATCAAAGTGTATGTTCCTGGGTCTAATGATAACTTGAGCGCTACGGAAAAAGAACAAACATACGGGTTAGGAGGTGATAATTACTATGTTGGCTACTATATCTTTCGTTATGCAAGTGGAGAAGCTATAAAAATAACAGGATTTGACGCTACTACAAGATTAGCTACTTTAGAATCACCTACAAATGGTGATTGGAGTGGAGCATTTGCTTATAATTTAGAAATTCGTAAAACAGTACCTTTTATATGTACTATAGATAATGCCTTTCCTATAACTACAAGTCAATTTACAATACAGTCTCAAATAGTAGTTCCTAACATAGGTGTTCAAACAGCTTCAGCTGTTGATGACTTTTATGTAGGTAGTTTTTTCAGAATCTCTCCTGCTAGTGAAGCATCACCTTATGCTCCCCCTTATACCGAGTCAAGAAGAATAACTAGTTACGTTGCCGCTACTCGTACAATAACAGTTTCACCTCCTTTTTCCGCTCCTATTGCTGCTCCAGCTAAGGGACAGGAAATTCTACCTTTTACTCGTGATAGTGCTACTCAATTTAACTTTACTGGTCCTCTCGTGACCTCTGACCAAACAGAAACTTACGAAGTTGAACTTCTTAACCTTGTCCTTCCGAACACCCTTTTAGCATCTGGAAGAGGTGGAAGAGCCATTTTCTATCCCTATTTCTACGTTGAGCTAAGACAGCTTTCTACCAGTACGACACAAAGCTTTAACGTTATCTATTCAAACAATCCTAATTCTTACCGGATGTTATTTAGGGCTATTGTAGATGACACTCCTATACCGGCAATTTCCCCATTTATAAAGATAGATGGCGATGGCATGGCACATACGATTAGAATAAAGCCTAACGATACGTTTAGATTTTCAGTGTATCATGCCAATGGTGAGCTACTGAAGACAGTTATAGAGGATTCGGTTTCTCCAACAGAGCCAAATCCTTTGCCGCAAATTAGTGCTTGTTTTTCGTTTAAGAAAGCTTAAGTTCGCAGGTTATAGCTTTATGTTCTTTGTTATCGTCGATGTGTAATTGTTCCATTTTTAAACATATGTCTGGTATTAATCTTTGAGAACGGATAATAAAATTATCGCAATTATGAGTTATATTTACAACTTTAACATCTAAGAATTTTTTAAGTTTTTGAATAAACTTTTCCGACATCGTATCAGCTAATACAGCAAAACCACCAACTGGAGAAAGTTTACTTTCCATTCGACTTGCTAAATTAACAGTCATGCCATATACATCTAGTAGTTTACAGTTTTGAATAGATATTTTTCTCGTTTTAATAGGTCCATAAGCTATTCCTATTCTTATTTGGATAATATCATCGGAATTATTAAATTTTATTGGATTTTCTACAAAGCTATGTTGTATATCAACTGCGCACATTATCCCATTGTTTAACTTGGGAAATTTAGCCATAACAGCATCTCCAATTGTTTTAATTACCATACCATTATTTTTTTTCACTGCATTTTCTATGGTTTGTTCATGCTTGATTATGTTTTTGAACATCTCTTCTGGATATTTTGCCGATAATTTTGAACTAGACTTAATATCTGTAAATAAGATACACTCATTTTCATCCATTTTATATTACTAAATAATATAAAAATTTACATATGGTCAGCTTGTGCAACTGCTACCGAACGTACAGCCATTCCACCTTCACTGCTACGCGTAGGACATTGTTCTTTGTTAGAAGGAGTTGCTCTTACAGAAGTAGTAGCTGTCAGAAAGGATACCTTATCTTCAGCGTTAAAGAAAGACATCGCAGATTCTACCTTCTCTTTGGGAGGGTCTAACCTAAGAGATTTATGAGTTGGTTTCACACGGAAAGACATTTTATATAAAAATATATCTTTTTTAAATCTTGATAAAATAAAATGGTTAGTTTTACACCAGATACGCAAAGCTATCTTTTCACACACATGTCTTCCTTCGTAGATTATCGTAGCGACAAACCCTGTCAACTATGCGTCGATAAAGACTCTATCTACGGCCTTGTTTATTCCGATCCAAATTTTAGCAAATTTAAAACGATTATTGACAAAGCCCAGATGGTTCCTTTTCTCGATGAAATTCAGGCCAACTGTACCGTATTTATAGCCAGTGATAAACATTTAGAACATATTCCCGATAGTTTCTTCCAGACTATGGATGATGGACTAGCCAGACAGATACTAGCTTCTTCTACTTTGCCAAGAATTATAGACAGAGATTTACTTACCTCAAGTCCAGTATCCTATTTATATACAAAAAATCCAGAGATGAGAATGTACGTTACCAATATTAGCAGTAGAACAAAAATAAATAACTGTGTAACCGTACTTCAATATGATATACCTAGAAGCAATGGTATTGTCCACTTTGTAGATGGTCTGATATTACCCTCGAATGATCACTTTATGAATTAAGTATCTTTATGTCTTCGTCATCCTTGTCTACTAAAGAAACAATATCTTCGTCTTTCTTATTTAAGATAATTACTTTTGTAGTGAAATGATGAGTCATTACACTAGAATGGTCCTGTAACGTCTTGCAATTTTTATAGTGACAGAGAGTAGATTTAGGAAGGGTAAATCTTATGTCTCTGTATTCATAAGAAATAGGGCTATATTTATGGTTTAATAGCACCGTTTCGTGTATGTTAATTTTACCGGTGCATGTAGAAACGCGACATTTTTCCGCTTTTTTTAGAGAAAAATCTTCGGCGTTTAAAGTAAATGTTTCTAAGCCATCTTTAATTTCAGAATTGACTAAACAGACTTTTCTAAAAGGATGACGAAAATAGTGACTATCTTGGGTGTTTCCACATTCGCAAATATAAAATGACATTTTATACTTGATTATAATGTTTTAGATTTTATAATAGATTCTAACCTAGGAAAAAATTGCAACTCGTTTAGAATCTTCTTTTTCGCTTCTTTTATAAATGGCAAACGCTGGGTATATAGATCTTCTTCTATCGCTCTCATAATCGTTTCATAATCCTTTTCAAAATTAGATAATTCCAACTGTACGTAAGCCCTATTATCTATATACTTTCTTACGTTTGGACAGCCCCAGTAAAAAGTTAAACATTCTCCAAGAATACCATCGATAAGTTTTTCTGTGTAGTAGTTAGGGATAGCGTTATTTTCCGCGTTAAATGTATATTTATACGGTAAAATTGCGTTGTCTTTGCAATGATACGGTAAAGAGCCTTTATAGTCTTTATATTTCCACTTGTTGTCTCCAAATACGTGTATAGGCATTCCTTTCTTCTCTAAAAACTTTACAAAATCTATTCTCTTTGTGTGTCCAATATCGGTGTATTTACTACTAAGTACAGTGGATAGGACGTTTTCGGTTTTAACGATCGGTTCGTTTGAAAGTTGTAGATATGTTTTGGAAAGGTGCCATTCATTATTATTGTATTCTCCATCTACGTGTCTAAGAACTTTATAAAATTCTTTTTTATCTGGATTAGACCATTCTCCCCACTTATTTTGTCTATCCATAAATGGCTCCATCTGGAATACAATTGTCTTTTTCTTATTGTATACAGCGTTTTGGGGAGGGCTATTGATTATTACATAGTAGTCTACAGGTTCTTCGGTTACAAGAGTGAGTGTCGTCGTTTCAGGTCGCATTTTGTTCCATAAAGATGTGATTTCTTCGGTTGAACACCAGTTTGTAAAAATCTTTACGC